CACCTACGCGGAGCAGTTGACGATCGGCGCATCCGGAACCAGCGGAAGCCCTGTCACCATCACGGTAAATGGCGTCGGGACGGCCATTATAGACGGCGGCAACGCTCGTACTGGATTTAGTTTCAACGGCCAATCCTTCGTAAACGTGGACGGTGTGACGGGCAACGCAGCGTTCGGCGGTTCTCAGACCTACGGAATCCGTGTTATCAACATCGGCCTTCCAAACTACTGTGCCTACATAAACAACGGGGAGCAGCACGTAAAATTCCTTCACGTCGAGTGCTCCGGCAATGGGCAAAACACGGACAACGCGCATCTCAACGCTCCTCCAGTACCCGACGATAACCGTGGTGGAGTTTTCGGCGGCGGTGGCGCTCATTTCGTGGAGATTGCGTATGACTGGTTCCATACGCAGATGGCGCAATACAATCTTTCCACCTGCAGCATTTCAGGAACGACTTATACCTGCACGACGACGACGACGATCACAGACACCCATTGGACTTCGCCTTCGGTGATTTTTGCCAGCATCGGTATTTACGGCAACACTGGAGTCAACGGTCACTGCGGCTTGATTAGCGCCAGTGGAACCACGTTTACCTGCGAAGGCGGCGGCTCCGGTACAGGTACGGGTGGCGTGGCGGTTATGGAATGGGCGGCCACGGCGGTCACTGGATTTTTCGCTACAGGAAGTACGAATTACAACGACAACACAACCCACGATAACTTTGCCTATGGCACGTTCAATGATGGCTTTCGCTCTAACGGAAATGGCCAGATTTATCACAACGAAGCACAAGCCGGTATGGGCTCCGGCCATAGCGATGCGACCCTGGCTCAATCCGCTCTTTACGTAGAAATATCCAGCAATTATGTCCATGACTGGAACGACCAAAATTGTTACCTGGACCAACTATCGGCAGCGTCCAGAGGGCACATTCGCATTTTCAACAATGTCTGGAACTCTCCTCACGGATTTGGCGGATGCAACGTAGACCCCGAAGGCGCTTCGGCCAACTGGGACGACATTGTGATGATTAACAACACGTCCTATTCGTCGAGAGATTATGTTGTTCGCTACGGCAACCAGGGCGGCACGGTAACCAACTTCGTATATATCAACAACATTTCCCGCGTCTCCGGTTCGGTTGGCGATCCGCCTTGGGCGGGTGGTGGCGGGATTGCTTTCGCTAGTTCCACGGCCTACAACTACAACCTGTACTCCCCTACGCTTGGAGTGCAATTTCCAATCTTGGCAAATTTCAGCGGCGGGAATAAGACACTAGCGCAACTTCGGGCACTCTCTCCACCCCGCGAACTGAATGGCAATACCTGCGACGTGACCTATGTTGGCGGAGCACTCCCGGCCGGCGCTCAACCTGCCTCTACCGACACTTGCTCTAAAAATGCCGGTCAGAATCTCACGGCTATCTATCCATTCGCCACTGTGGATTTTAATGGAGTCACCCGGCCTCCGACTGCTGCATGGGATTCAGGCGCAATGCAGGCTTCCGGCGGCGGTGGCGGAACGCCCGTTATCGGATTTTCTCCTAACCCGGCAGCTTTCGGAAACCAGATTCAGGGAACGACTAGCGCTCCTCTTACGATTACCGTTTCAAACAGCGGAACGGCCGCACAGGTTCTTTCTACGCCTTACTGGACAATCACCGGGACGAATGCCAGCAACTTTGCCAACGCGGGAACGGGAACCTGCGTCAACGGTGGGACTATCGCGATCAGCGGTTCTTGTACGGTGAACCTGACGTTCACTCCATCGGCTACCGGCGCGCGAACGGCTACGTTCAACATTCAAGGCACGGTCAATGCTTCGGACAACCTAACGGGCACCGGCACCCTTCCGACTATCGGTCTTGCGCCAAGCCCTGCAGCTTTCGGCAATCAGGTTGTCGGCACGCCAAGCTCGCCGTTGACGGTCACGGTTTCGAATACCGGCACGTCTACACAGACTTTAGCTAGTCCGTACTTCACGATTACCGGAACAAATTCCGCGGACTTCTCAAATCTGGGAACTGGAACGTGCGTCAATGGCGGCTCTGTTCCGGCAAGCAGTTCTTGCACGATCAACCTGCGATTCACTCCAGCGGCGGCCGGAGCGCGCACAGCGACTCTAAATCTCCTAGGCACGGTCAATGCTTCTGACTCTCTGACCGGCACAGGCACGCAAGCGGCAATCAGCATCACGCCAAGCCCCGGAGCCTTCGGAAACCAGAACGTCAACACAACCAGCGGACCACTGACGCTGACGGTTACCAATACCGGGACAGCCACGGAGACTCTAGCAACGCCTTACTTCACCCTGACCGGAACCAATTCGACCAACTTCGCCAATGCGGGTAGCGGGACGTGCGCCAACGGGGGAACGATCGCGGCTTCGGCTTCGTGTACGGTGAATTTGACGTTTACTCCGTCGGCGGCCGGTGCGCGCTCTGGAACCTTGAACATCCTGGGAACGGTGAATGGAACTGACGCACTGACCGGCACAGGTGTTGCTCCCCTGGTCTCTTTAAGCCCGAATAGCATAGCCTTTGCGAACCAAACTACCAACACGTCCAGCGGAAACCAGGCCGTAACCCTAACCAACACAGGGACGGCGACACTCAACATTTCCAGCATTACCTTGGTCGGAGCGAATGCCGCGGAGTTTTCTACCAATAGCAGCACATGCGGCGCGACTCTTACCGCCGGCGCTTCCTGCTCCTTGAATGTGGTTTTTACGCCTACGACTGTGGGCAGCAAATCGGCCAATTTGACGTTCACTACTGACGCGGCAACAAGCCCGGATAGTGTGGCGCTCACTGGTACTGGAGTCGTTCCAGCGGTTCCAGTACTTAGTTTCTCTCCCAGTCCTGGCGCTTTTGGGAACCAACTGCAGAACACGACCAGCGCGGGATTAACGATCACGGTCTCAAACATTGGGACTGGTCCCGAAGTTCTTTCAACTCCCTTCTTCACCATCACCGGAGCGAATGGCAGCGACTTCGCCAGGTCTGGAGGGACGTGCGTCAACGGCGGCGCGATTGTGGTTAGCGGCTCTTGTACGGTCATTTTGACTTTCACTCCGGCGGCGACGGGTAGCAGGACCGGAACACTCAACATTTCAGGGACGGCTAACGGCTCAAACGTCCTGACCGGGACGGGGATTCAGCCGATTATCGGGTTGTCTCCTTCACCTGTAGCCTTTGGGAATCAACTGCAAGGCACCACAAGCGCTCCCTTGACCGTAACCGTGTCCAATAGCGGTACTGGGACTGAAACGCTGGCAACGCCCTTCTTTACGATTACGGGAACCAACGCTTCAAACTTTGCGCGCAGCGGAGGAACCTGCGTCAATGCCGGCACCATCGCGCCAAGCGCTTCCTGCACCATCATCCTAACCTTTACGCCTTCCGCTACAGGAGCCCGTAGCGCGACTTTAACGGTCCAGGGTACGGTAAACGCCACGGACTCCCTAACAGGCACCGGCACGCTCCCCGCTATTGCGCTGTCTCCTAGTCCTGTGGCCTTCAGTAATCAAAATCTGAACACTACCAGTTCACCGCTGACGGTGACCGTATCGAATACGGGTACAGCTTCCGAAGTCTTGGCCACTCCCTATTTCACGATCACCGGAACCAATTCCACAAACTTCGCGAATGCCGGGACAGGTTCATGCGCCAATGGCGGGACGGTTGCCGCAAGCGCGTCTTGCACAATCAATCTGACCTTTACCCCTTCGGCTACCGGGGCTCGTACTGGCGTCTTGAATGTTCTGGGCACCGTGAACGCCACGGCAAACATTACCGGGACAGGGGTAGCCGCGGTCGTGTCGCTCAACCCGACTACGATCGCCTTTGGCAATCAGACGACTTCAACCTCTAGCGGGAACCATTTGGAGACTTTGACTAACACCGGCAACGGCACGCTAACCATTTCGAGTATCGCTCTGACCGGCGCGGATTCAGGACAATTCTCGACCAACGGAAGCACTTGCGGCGCGACACTGGCGGCCGCTGCCTCTTGCTCGCTTAACGTGGTATTCAGCCCGACTACGATCGGAGCGAAAGCGGCAAGCCTGACATTCTCAACGAGCGCGGCCAGTAGTCCAGATAACGTAACTCTAAGCGGAACGGGTGTTTCCGCTGGCGTCCCTGTTCTAAGTTTTTCGCCTACTCCGGCTGACTTTGGGAGTCAAGCGGTAGCAACGACTGGTCCTCCGCTGACAATCACGGTAACCAACATCGGAACGGCTGCGGAAGTCTTGAGTACGCCTTACTTTACGATCGGTGGAGCGAACGGAACGAACTTCGCGAATACAGCGGGTGGAACTTGCGTCAACGGGGGCACCATCGCGGCCAACGGTGCTTCCTGCACGATTGTTCTGACGTTTACTCCGACCGCGCTCGGTACTAGATCGGGAAGTCTGACTATCGTCGGAACGGTAAATGGAACGAATCCTTTGACTGGGATTGGCACAGGCACAGGCACTCTTTCTCTCAATCCTACGAGCATCGCCTTTGGTAACCAGGACAGCGGAACGTCCAGCAATCCGCGCTCGGTCATCTTGACCAATACCGGAACCTTGACGCTGACAATTTCGAGCATTGCCTTGACCGGAACGAACGCAAATCAGTTCTCGATCGATACCAATACCTGTGGCGCGACTTTGGCGGTTTCAGCTTCCTGCTCATGGAATGTGGTGTTCTCGCCTAACTTGGTGCAAAGCAATACGGCCAGCGTAACGATAACCAGCACCGCGACGAGCAGTCCAGACAATATCCCGCTGACTGGAACGGGCAGGAGTCCTACGCCTCCGTCTACTCCGGCGCCGGCTATTGTGATTGTGCGCGCCTTCCCGACCGGAAGCGTACTGGTGGCAGAGAATGTAGGAGTCACGCCAAAGAACTTTCAAGTGTCCTCAACTGGTTGCTCTCAGGATGGAGTCAATTTCCAGAATCCATGCCGGTTCGCGATTAGTTGCGGAAACTGCGGAAGACAAACCACGGCCCGATTTAACGGAACGGCGGTAAGCCAGTCTTTTTCCAGGGGAACGGTTACAGTCAGTGTGCCGATCACTCTTTTCACCATGCCGGCACTGCCGACTGAATATCAAATCTCGCTGCTGAATTGAGGATGAATGGACGCCAACATTGTAATGACGCAAGTGACCATGAGTACTTTGTTTGCCGGTGCTCTAGCATTTGCAAAATCAAAAGCATGGGTTCCTTTCTTTAACAAACATTCAGCCACGATCAACCACGTATTTCTGGGAGTGACTTCTCTAGGCTCGGCTCTGGGTATTCACGCGCTCTGGAATGGAACGGACCATTCTCTGCTCATTGTCGGATTGTCTCCGTTGACAATCGCGCACGGCATTTGGGAGTGGACAAAGCAGTGGTGTCTGCAATACTTGGTTCAACGCGGTGCGTTCGGTCCGGTTTCCATCCCTGGCGATGCTCCGGCCGTTCCTTCTACTCCGGTAAAGGCGGGAGAGACGAAGGACTGAGAACCTGGAGGCCCGGACGTGAATGGAAAGCTGAACCATGAAGACACGCCCGAAGGCCAGCTAGCCGCGGTCGCGGTGCTACTAGCGACCAGAATGAAAGACAATCACATAAAAAATGGCAATGGACCTTCTGAACCGGATGTAGCCGACCTGAAAGAAGTGTTGCGGCCGTTTGTCCATCGGCTGCTTATCAAAGCGCGGCTGGATGAATCGGAAAGAATTGTGGACTTTAAGCTAGAGCGCAGAGCGGACCTGGTTCGCCAGTTGTATATCTTGGAAGCGCAAATCCCCAAGGAACTACGTTGAGCGAATGGAAAGTTACGGTAGTCATTTTTGCTTTGGGCATCGTTTTCGCGGGAATCAGGACTTATTTCCAAGTACGACAACTGCGAATGGACTTGAACGGACTGGGCGGTAAGGTTCGCCGGCAACACTCTCACCAACAGACGATTGCTTTGCTGCTAATCGCTATGACCGATGATCGAGCGGAGCGGGTAAGACTGGTCGGACTACTGAAAGAAGACTAGAGCTTAGCGTACCGTTCTCTATGACGTTGGGCGTCACATGCCCTACATCGGCGTATCCAGTACGTTAGCCCGTTCCGTACTACGCTGTATCTATGCGTATTCTCTGCCGTGAACTGATGCCCTCTTTTACACTGCGTTTGAGCTCTCTTGCGAAGAATGTCTTTTCTGTGACCTTTACTGATCGCGTCTCGGTTGTTGTCCAACGCAGTTCCAAGAAATAAATGATCGGGATTGAAACAGCGCTTGTCGTCACAGGTATGGCAGACGTACCGCTTGTCCCGCAGTTGCATGCCAAGGAAAAGATGTGCCGATAGCCTGGAAACAGTAACGTGTGTCCCATTGAATTTTGTTCTTGGTCTGTGGGAACCTGGTCGCAACCAAATCCAACATCCGTATTCGGATAAGACGGCTCTTTTTTTAAGAGTTTCCTGCGTGTGGCTCATATCTGTAGAACCTCAGTCTACCTACGTTCAATGTGTTTTGAAAGTCGGTTTCCTTTCCCCAAGCCTTCGGAAAAGACATACTAGTATCATGATAAAAATTGGCGCCGTCGGTGTTGTCCGGCTCATCTCCTACCAAGACAGCCGAAGCCGCTGACAAACAATCTATCCAAGCGGGAGTTGCTTCATCTTCCGGCCACACTGCGGAGTTAGGATCGTTAGGATTAAAAGAAGAAAACTGAAATGGCTTGAGGACAACGCTCGCAACGTCATGGCCCCACCAACCACCTTGTGTTGCTCGGTTCTTGATGACATGACACACAGCGCGTTTGCCGTAGAGCGTTTCTCCGCGTGCTTCGCGATAACAGCACAAGGCCATTAGAGCAACATCGGAAAGCTCTCCGTAGGGTTGGGATTCCATACACCCTCCTTCCAATTAAAAAGGCAAGCGCCGGGGTTGGGTAAGCGCTTGCCTTTGGCGGTGCGGCACTACTGGGGAAACCTATTTCCAGAAACCTAAATGCTGGATCCAAGAATCCTGCACAATATCGGCGTTGGCTGCGTCGGAGTAGCGAAGCCAGAAATTTCCATAGTTTGCCCACTTGGAGCCCCACGAATTGCGGACCAGGAAACTACCTCCGTTTATGTTGTCGTCGTATCCGATTCCCAATACTTCGTGTCCACCCAAAACTTTCTCGCGGGTGTCGGGACTCCACACACCGTTTGCTGCAATGGCTTCGAAGGACTGATAGACAAGAAAGCCTATGCGGAAGTTGTAGCCGGATGCGATACACGACTTCATATCGTCAACGGTGGTTAGCCGGTGATACTGGCCGGTCACATACTTCTTGGCGGAGTCTAATTGCTCTTGGGTCGGCGCCGTCGTGAAGTCTCCTGAAACGTAAGGCATCTCGGAGCGCAGCGCACAACCGAATTTGTTGAGTGCCATGCAGGAAGTACGCCCGTAACTGCCGGCATCTCCTTCTGCAAGTGAGCCGTCAAGCAATCTCTCCACATAATAGATGAATGACGGTGAATACATTCCTTCCGTGCCTGGGGATACGACTTGGCCGCGACGATCTATTTCCTTCCAATGCAAATACTCGCGGTCTGCGGCTGCAGCGTGCGCGGTGCAAGAGCCTTCGTTTCCCTGGTCCAGTACCGGCCCCATTAGGTCCAGGTTATCGGTGGCGGTAGCGGTAGCGGTCAAGAGCGGCGCGCGGCCTACGCCAAAGTCGCGGAAGTCTGGCAGATCACGGTGATACCCGTATCTACGTCCTGCCGGTGATAGTTCAAGTGGCATCGGTTATCCCCTAGAGAATCGCCTTGGTTGGAACTTTCACATCTGCCGGTGCGGACTTGAGTACCGCGTCGAAGTCTTTCTTGAACGCTGCCGCATTGCGTTCTTTGGCGATGATCGTAACCGTAGTGCTGGAGACTTTTACCGGACCTGCGAGTTTATCCCGCGTAACTTTCATGGTCATGGACGGCGGCAAGCGATTCATAAAAGCCGCGATTGTTGACAGAACGACTTGAGCAAGGCCGGTGATGATTGAGAGTAGGCCGCCGGAAACATTCAGCGCTTCTAGGAACGTGGTGAAGTTGTCCACGATAGCCTTGAACGCTTCTTCGACTTTGGCTAGAGCTCCGGCCGGCGGTGGCGTAGCAGACTGGTATTCCTTCACGGCCGCGGTGAGCGCAGCAAAGCCAGCTTCAATGAGAGAGATGATCGCCTGGACTGCCGGCGAGATAACGACGCCATTGCCGGTAAGCACGGTCAGAATGGAATTGAGCGCCGCTTCACCTACGGGAACCCAAGAGAGAATATCGGAGAACACATTGCAACCGGAGATGAGCAACGAACTACCGCCAGCGGCAAGAAACAAAACAAGTGAGGATATACGTGCGGTGAAAGTGCGTCGATTCATTGATTCTCCTTTTGGGTCGCGGGAAGCGTATCACAAATCCTTTGGAGCGGGTAACATCCGTTCGGGGTTTCCGTTAATAGCTGTGTCCAATTTAGGCAGGATGTGTTGCGCGACGGTCTTTCCATCCTTGGTCACGATGTAGGGCAGGATTAGCTCGCGAAACTCCATAACGCCAGAGTTGGACGCTTCGAAAATATCTTTCATGTGATGGAATAGCACGCGCCAAATGCGACGTGTTTCTGCTTCTGGGTCACGGCTCTTTTGCTTGATGAACGCAGAGATGCGAATGGTGTAGGTCTGGCCGTCTATCGGCATCATGGCCTGAAAACCTTCCATCGGTGGTTGGGAGATGAACGCAATCCCAGTGCCCTTGTTTTTCATAATCATCTGGCGAATCTTGTCCTGGGACTTAGGGACGGCTACAACTGTATTTTCATACGCCATCTTTTTCCCTTACCTCGATTCCTTTGGATTTCGGCGTAGCAATGATGAACACGCCAATGTTCGGATGGTTGTCACGAACGTTCTTGAGTAGCGCGTTGGCCAATTCGTAACTAAATTTCTTCCCATCACAGACAAACAGATAGGAATGATCGGGCTTGAGTTCATAGCCTTTGACCAGGGCGGCGAGCGGTTTGTAGTCTTCTACTTTCATTTTTTGTTGCTGCGAAACTCGTTGGCCTTCGGACAAACACTCCAATGCGCTTCTAGCTTCTGCGATTCGTCGTCTTCGGTTCCTGGGATAGCGGACATTGGCAGCTTCTTCCCGCGTGGTGTGGTGAACCATTGCATTTCGGCGCCGCATCCGCGACAAGCAGAGGAGCCAGTGTACTTGTAGCCTAGGCTCTCCAGGCCGTCGCGAGTGTCTGGAAAAGGCATTATTCTTTTTCTTTCTTGATGCGGACCTTCACAGTTTCTTTTTCGTGGACCATTTTTACTTCCACGCCATCGTGATTGTAGGATTCTTTTTTGTGTTTCTTCATTAGGGAGAGAAGTACATCTTTGGTTTCAACTTCTGAACTGGTCAGCTTCATCCGATCATCGCGGATGTTGGCATACTCTCTAGCCGCGTCCTCTAGCTCCTCGATCTCCGGGTCTTCCATGCCGGGAAGTCTGCTGGTCTTGCCGCGCTTCTTGTTTGCTTCGGAGAGCAGTTCCGGCTTGTGATCGTCCTCTTTCGGTCCGATTCCTTTGCGTCCGGTTTGCTTTGGCTTGTGCTTCGGGAGATAGTCCTCTACTTTTTTTGCCAATGAGATTCCTCCTAGGTGGAACGGGAGACCGCAAGTTAGCGTACTGAAGTGTCGGAGGTCAAGGCTATTCTGCCAATGCTCCTGCCCACGGTTCATCTTCCCATCTACGTTGTGCAAGAAAAGTGCTCGCGTACGGGATATATATACCACCGCTTATTTGCCACTGCAGAGTTTGTTTCCAAAGCCCTAAGCCATGAACGGCCGATATTTTTTCACTTGTGCTCATTTTGCGCCAAAGTTTCTCGGCCTTCATTCTTCCGACCTTTCTGGGGTAAATTTTCCAGAAACTCTCAAAGTCACTCATAAGGTAAACCCTCTCCTTCCCGCATTCTCCATAGCGGGTGACTCAACTGCATGGGAATAGTTGGCCTACACTCGCTATCGGTTCCCGCTGTTGCCGAAAGGTTGTGTAACCTGACCAATGAGGCACAAATAAAAATTGCCCACTTGCGGTCGCCTGTTGACAGGGTGGATCAGAGCAGGACTTAGATAGTGAGCGGAAAAATAGCCCTTCATTTGCGCAAAAGCGCCAAGAGTGACGGCCCCAGACTTGGAAAGATGCGGGAAATGTTCGCCCATTTGCCGATGGTCTTTCTCGAATTTGAAGGGTGAGCTTACCGGCGACCATCGGCAGATAATCTTACCGATAGAGCCCACCCTACGAATCCGTGATTTATTTCTACCTCATACTTCGGTTGCGTGCAAGAAATTCTTTTTCAGCCATTCGTACCGTCCGCCGGGAAACTTCCGGCTCGATCGCGCAGACTGGACACTTCTTGGTGTCGAAGAAGACTAGCCTAGGATGGCTCCTGCACATATTGGGCAGTTTGCGTTCGTGGATCATTTCGGCTAGGTCTGCGGAGCGCTTCTCGTTCACTTCTTTTCCTCTGGTTGCGGTGGCGGTGGCTGGCGGTCGGCGTCGTGTTTAGCTTCCAGTCTGCCCATCTGCAAGCCGATGTCATGCGCTTCTTGGCAGCAAGGCGGCCATTCGTCGTCCGGCGTGCGCTCTGCGGTTTGGTGGGACTGGCTGCCCGCGTGACTGTCACCAGCCCCAATAGCAACGGTTTCAGCTACCGGGCTTTCCGTCGCTAAGGTCGTGCGTTCTGCGGTTGCTGCGGCCAGCGCGTCATAAACTCTTTTCCAAGCCTTTTGTAGCGTCAATCTGCCGTGATAGGGAGGAAATCCAGTTCCATCCTGTTTGTAGAGTTCTAAAACTTCTACAATAGACTCTCGCAGCGCCTCACTCCCACGCGGCTGCCCTTCCTTGCGCTCGTCAGTCACTTGGCACGCTCCTTTAGGGCTCTAGCAATAGCGAACAGCGCGGTTGCAATGATGAACCCGCATCCAAAAATACTCAGCGCAATTTCAAATGCTCCGTTTTCGTACACTAGCTCTCTCCTTTGGCTGTGCGCTCTAGCGCGGCGATGCGCCTATCATGCTGGCATTCGTCAAGGGTATATACACATTCCCTCTGTCCTGACCACCACCGTGCCTCACTTAGCCGCTCGGACGCGGCGAAACGGGTCAGCAGGTCGGCCAGAGCTAGGCAGGTTTCGCAGAAATAAATCGTTCCATCTGGTCCAACTCCGTGCCAATCATGTCCTAGGTATTTTGCCGCTGTTTCTAGCGCTTGTTTGGTGCTCATTCCTTCGCCTCCAGCGCTGCTCTAATCTTCTTCCTTTTGCATCGCGGTGCCTTCTTCAATCCAGTATTCATCGCAGTCAACGCACATCACTACGAGATAGTGAATTGTTGGTGGCCCAGGCATTGCGTTCGTCGTAAAATAGGCTTGAGGCACAATGTTTTCGTGCTCGCATTTCGTTTCCTTCATGGTTTCCCCTTGTCGTCCTTCAGCGCTGCCCGTATCCCCCTCAACCTGTCTATCCATGCCTGAACCATTTGGTGTGTCTGAAACGGTGGATTGTACATGGGCGCTCGCTCGTCTCCGGCCTCGGCTAGAATGGAGTCAATCACTGCGATTACGTCTGGATCGGCTTTCACTGGTTCTCCTTTGCGGCTGCGTTTCTATCGAATCGCATAATGTCTTCAGCCAAAACATCCGTAAGCGGAACGAATTTATGAGTGTCGGCGTCGTGCCAGAACTTCGCTCGTAAGCAGAACCTTTCACCTTCTAAGCGAAAGCATGGCTGGCCGTCGCGCTGGCTCTCATTCCCCGCCATCAAGTTAAGTAAGACTTGCATCCAGTCAATTTCAATCATGGGCGACGGCTCCTTTTAGGCAGACACAGGGCAAAGATCATCACGACACCCACCGATACTCGGAAACTTGCTTTTCAATCCGCCTACGCTCGATAATGTGCGCGCCGTTTTTCTTCTTTCGCAGATCGCGACAGGCCGAAGAGGTAGCGGTCTCGGTTCCGTGGACCACTGGCGCGAGCCTTTGTACGCTCCACCATCCTCCTTCGGTGGACAGAACGTGTTTTACTCTCCCCATTAGGGTTTTGTTGTACTCTCCGGCAAAGTGCGGGTCGGTGCTAAGCGGTGTGGCGTCCCTGGTCGTTTCTTCCTCTGGCGGTTTACGGCGTCGGGGCTTCGCGGTCGGCCTAGGAAGCTCAAACAAATTCTTCTGTAGGGGTTTAGTCATGGGTTCTTCAATTCCACCTAATCCGATCGTGGTGCAGCGCGGAATGTCCACTTTTGCAACCAAACGTCGTACAATCCAGGCAATCACAGTGTCTTTTGCCGTGAATCCAGTGGCCATCTTCCCAAGAAACCTGGTGGCCTTCTTCGCACACTCCGCAAAGTGCTGGATGCTCGGTATATACCGCTTCGATCTTGCCTTCGCCGTCCCGTTCTACGTGGACCTTGCCGCCTTGCCGTTCGAATACCTGAATGCGCCGTTCTGCGTGCGCTTGCACTCCGTACAGATATTCGTGCCCTTCTTTATTAAAATACGTGTCGGTATGCCGGCGGGAGCGCAAGGCTTTCCGCGGCTTCTTCACTCGGACAGGTTTTGGAAAGTACAGGTCCATTACTCCCCCTTCCCTGCCCAGTTTCGTATGGCCTCTTTGGGCAGGTCTGCGAAGCAACTATTCAGAAACTCTATCAGGTCTTCGCTCGTTTTCAGTCCGGCAGCGCTCGCTATATGGCCTACTGTTCCGCACCATGAGTCGGCCAGTGAACGCGGAACGCGATACCGAAGGATTGTGTCGGGTTCCGTGTTTCGTGCCTTCCTAGAGGCTGCGTAGGCGGAAAGCGTTGGTCCCTGGCCCATCTTAATGATCGCTTCCTCTGTCCATCCTTGCTCGCGTTTGTGGTGAATTGCTTCTATCTTGCGCTTGAGTGCTGCTTTGGTGGCTGCCGTAGCCTTGGCCAGTATCTCCGCTTCGCGGTCTACGTGATCGGGCTTGCAGTTGTAGGCTACAGACACAATCGCGGACCAGGCGCTACCATGCGCCGCGATGTAGGCTTGCATGGAGTTGGGTGTCATTTGCTTTGCGTCTTTAGACGTTCCTGTTCTTCTCGCTGTTTTTCTTTTTTCCAATAGTCTGCCGGTACTTCTATTAAATTCACCTGGGTCTCAAAGGGAAGCGATCTGGAAATTGCTACGGCGTCTTCTATCGTGAATCGTTTGGCCATCGTGTAATCTTCGGTTAGCGTGAACCGATAACTGCTGTAGTACATCGAAGGACTAAAATCCCACGTAAAAATGTAGTAGCAAGTCTTGTACTCCTGCATTTCTTTCGAGAATTCGCTCCACCGCATCCTAGTTCTGTGGCACAGCAGTCTCGCAGCATAGTGGCGCTTCGCCTTGGCTACGGCAACGCAGCGTTTATGGCTTTCCTTTGCTGCCTGTAACAGCGCTTCAATCTCCTGCGCGTATGGGTGTGGTTTCTTCATGGCTGGAATAGGTTCCCCGCTGCTCCTGGCTCGCGGTCCCGGTTGAGGATCGGCACTTTATTGTGCTCAAATTCGACGCGGCCGATGCGCTTTAGCCCGGTGATGTTGGTGTACTGGCCTTTGGTCTGAAAGAATACTTCGGCTTCTTTGCCTTTGCCTTTGTCGAGATAGCCGTATATATCCTTATCCCAACATCCGGCTTCGCGTTTGGTACCTTCGGGCGTCTTGATGGTGACCATTGCAAAAGACTTCTCACCTTTGAGCGTAACGAATACGCGCTCAATGGTTCCTTTTACGATGAACGGCTCGGCGCCGGGGCTCTGTGATTTCCCGGCGCTGGCCGTTGTGGTTTTAGGGGTCTCCTTTCGTTCGGTCTTTCCCTTCGGGGGAAGGTCTTTAGGGAAAATCTCTACGACGCGATAGTTAAGTTGCTTGCCCATTGCGTGAATGGTCGGAACGTCGGTCGGCAGGATGTGCCACCAATCTTCGCGCCATGTAGCGGTGCAATGCTTCTGAATTAGTTCAACTAGGTCGCCAATGTCGCCGCGTATGATCGTGCCTTGATCGGCGCTGTGGACTAACTCTATGGTTCCGCGGGGTTTAGCTTCTTCATGCTTGCTGACGGCTTCCGCTTTTCCTTCTTCCACGCCGCGGGTGCGCCATTCCTCTACAGTTAGTGCCAGTGAGGGATCAGACTTCTTTTTCAGTTCTGCGTCGGCTGCTTCGACGCGCGCAAGCGCTGCCTCCGCCATCTTTGCTTTCTCGCTACCCGGCGTGTGGCCGTGGTCCACGTTTTCTACAAGCTGTGGCGGTTCGTCGTCCACGTCGGCGTTTGGATAGCGATAGATGCGGCCTTCTGGCGTTACTCCACCGACTACGCGCACGTTTTCGAGTTCGCTTTCGTCCAGAAAAGCCAATCCGCAAATAGATAGTGTGGCGCGGCGCTTGGCTTTGGTGCTGGCCTTCATAATCGCATTGCAGCGTTCCGTGCCGGATAAGTCCTGGCGCTGCTGGTTGTAATACTTGAATAGCGCGACGGAACCAACGCTAAAGTCTGTACGGCCGGTCCGATCTTGCACCTTTACCTGGACGTGGCAGTAGTCGCCTTCGATGGTTTGTTGGTGGTCAATCACAGACACGGCGTGAATCTTGCGAAGCTGCTCGGTGCAAGATTTGTTGGCGTACAACTGTAGTCTGCTCTGGCCCTGGCTGCCCGGCTCCTTGAATAGAATGTATTCGAACGGCCGGGTTAGGTGGTTCACGCCAACGGAGAGACACACTTTTTTTACGTAGTCCACCCGTTCCTCTGGCGTGAGTGCGGACAGGTCTCCACCAATCAAAACTCTTTCCACCTTCTCGCCAACGGAAAGCTGGTCCAGCGGGACGATAGCCCTAGAAGGGAATTTCTTCACCGTCCGCCTTGGTATTAAACGGTTTACGGGTTTCTTTGCTCTTTTCGTTTTCGGCATGGCTCTCCTCAATCTTGGTGCATCTGAATGCGGGTTTGATCTGGCGTAGGAAGTGTGAACCCTTGGACTCGGCTGCTTGGAATGCTTCCCAGTCTGCGGCCGTAAACGGCGTGTAGTGGTACACCTTGTCCGGTTCGCCGGCCTTGCGCGATACGAAAGACAGTTCCAGCGTTTCGCTTGTCTGGTCGTAGGCAATGCCGGTCATGCCGGTCTTACTGGTGATCGGTGTTCTTTGCATGGCATCTCCTCTCCTTGTCTAATGCTGCGGTTGCTCCTGCGATAAACCAGAAACCAATTACATCCGTTGCGGCATCGGGTGTCATGTGTCCCAGATGTTTGTGTGCTAGGTCAGTGAAGTCATCCGCTGTTAGGTCCACGTCGGTTAGTTCCTTGGCGTGGTCGGCCATTACGCCAAACACTTTCGAATCACACTTCATGATCTGTTCTAATTGGGCGCGGTCCATGGTCAGTCCTTTCTGCACTTCACGCCTGGGATTTGCTTCATAAAGGCGGCAGGGTCTTTCAGTTCGCGAGCGTATTCGCGGAGCGCTTGTTCGTCATGAGTAATGAATTGCTGTAAGAAGTCGGCGCGTTTCCTGTCGCGATCTTTCATTGCCTTGTACCAGGCTTTCAAGATTGCGCGGCCGTCGGTAACTTCGACGGGGTACGTGGTGCTTCGCCGGTATCCTCCTACGCTTGGCAGGTTTGGTTGCACCTTCACTTCTTCGCCTAACTTCTTCTGCTCCTTCGCGGTGGCTTCTAGTTCCTGGCGTTCCCAGTCTTTCATTTTGGGCAAGGCTATCGCTTCGATTTCCTGACAAGTGTTCTCCGCTGCTTGCTGCTTCATTTTCAGGAAGTCTTTAACGCGGGTGATTATCCCGTTGAAAGGCGAGAATAGCGGGGCGATCTGTGTTTTCCGCATGTTGCGAGACTCGGACAGGATTGCACCCAATTCCTGATAACTGGCTGTGTCGGTAACTTTGAGCGTTTGCGCTTTCTCGCGCATGGGAATAAGCTGCGCGCTCAAGTCTGCGGCGGTCGCCAGTGCGGTTTCCAGGTTTGGCAATTCAAGTGAAGGCAATTCAGGCTTTACGATCTGCGTTTCGAGTTCCATACTTCCTCCCGATTTATAGAAATTCTTCGCGTAACTGGTACGTCTTGCGTTTCCCGCGTGGTCCGCGTTTCGCCCATCCGTGTAGGATTACTTCGCCTCCGGAGTCCTTCCACGTCTGCAACTCTGGAATGGCCAGCAATTTATCCTTGTGCTTCGCAAAGTCTGTACTGCAACACTGAACTAAAGCGATCTGTCCTGGCTGGTGGTCGCCGTCCAACGGTCTGCATGCCAGTAAATCCCCAATTCCAAAGGCATCGATGCGTTTCCCGAATGGCATGTTCGGATGCTTGATAAACTTCTCCACTATACAAACGGTCCATCCGTTATCTCGCAAGTGTTTCAAGCTCCGTTGGACTGGCTTACTCGCCATTTCAAGTCATCCAAAGAACTGCGGCAACTACGGCTAGGGTGATTACGACCTTCACGGCGAACCAGGCAAGCGCTTTAACAAGTTTCACGTTGGCGGCGCGGTCCTGCTTGCGTTCGCGAGCGTAGAATGCTCGCATGGCGTCTGCTTCGCGTTCGTCTTCAATGTCCAATGCCTTGATGCAGACTTCTACATCCTTACGGCTCGGTATGTTGAGACTGGGTTTCACGTTGTTTTCCTCCAAAGGATTGCGAACACTAAACCAGCAAACAGAAAAGCGATTGTGGAAGGTTCTGGGGTGGTAATTGGAACGTCGCCAAAGTCGATTGAGGTCGGGCTGATCGAGACCGTCACATTGGGATTTATGGCTATGCGGGATTGCGTCCACACAACGGGCTCCGCTTTCTCGTCGGTTATTTCAGTTGGTCCACCTGGCCAAACGTAAAGCCCGATGGCTTTGAGTACTGCATTGATTGAAAGTTGTAGGGAGTCGGCGTTCGCGGCTATCTGCGCGTTTAGCAGGTTTCCCGCGAGGTCCAGGTCAACGCCTGGGGCGAGCGGTAACACGGTACTCGCGTCCAGTTCTGCGGCAACCTGCGTGATTGTGTCTGCGTGTGCTGTGGCCGCACAAAAGAAAGCTGCGGCGATTGCTAGGTTACGTAGTTGCATTTTTGTTTTTCTCCTCATAGGCTCGGCGTAGTAAAAGCTGTAGCGGGTCGGTCTCCGCTGCGTGATCTCCGCATCCGCATGGCAGCGCTACCAGGCCGTCGGCGTTGGTTCCCGAAACCCAAACGTCCTTCTCGTAGTCGCATCCGTATTTCGGGTCATGAAAGCTGATCGGGTGTCCGCATCCTTCGCAGTTGACCGGCTCCGGTGTACGGGTTTTCAAGTTTAGGTATTCGGTCGGGTCTTGCTTGCGTTCCAGTGCTAGTTCTACTGCTCGGTCGTAGCTCATATTTCCTCCTCAATTCCTGCATGGTACGCTGATTTGCGGACAAGTCAAGTTAAATCTTGCTTGCGTGTCCGCTTATTTGCGTGTATAAAAGTCTCCTATGACTGATCTGCAAGTGCTGGCCCGACTAACTAAGTACTCTAAGCGCTACAAGAACATTCGCGAGGCTGCGGCATCTCTCAACATCTCTAAAACGTACATGGGTGATATTCTGCGCGGTCGTCGGCCGGTTCCGGATTCAGTCTTGGCCGCTATCGGTTTGGAGCGTGTTACCGGATACCGGCGCGTTGTCGCCTACAAGTCTGCGGATTGAATTGTTTGATGAGTACGTGCGCGCTTCCAGCGTAGCAATGTGGAACACACGGCCGGGCTGCTCTCCCTGATCGGCGTATGGCGCGGTCAATGATTCAATCTTCCAGTAGTTTTTAGTCCGGCCTAGAATGCGGCCGGTAAATTCATGCTGGCGGCCGGAGTTGGTGAACCTGGCAATTACTAGGTCACCCGTTTGGTAGTGGTCCAAGGTCGGATGCATCTCTTTGCGTACTTCACCCGCGAGCGTTCCTCTGCTTATCATTGGCTTTTCCTCTCGTCTAAATTCTCCGAATAGTGTTTCCCCTAGGCGTTTCATTGCTGCTTGGCGTGCGCGTTTGGACATATGACCGGAGGGCGACGATAGAGCTATCGCGTCTCCGGTCGAGAATGGTTTGCGGGTCATGCGAGTGCTTTCTTGATGCGTTCTGGCGTGTCAATTGCGGTTCCCACGTGTCCCATGTTGTTAAAGTTTTGCGCCAGTTTTCTGGCAAATTCTTCACACATCGGGCCGTGATGCCGGATGATATTGCGATCCGTATCTACGTGAGAAACGTACCAGGTCGTACCAGTCTGCACATCTCGCGCTACAAGTGCGCGCGAAGCTGAAGGCATAATGCTATTTTCAAAGTGTGACATTTTAGGCTCGCATCCGTTCTCTAATCTCTGGTTTGGCGTACCATTCGCGGCATATCGCGGCATAGGTTTGGCAGCATACGCAGTACTGCTCCTCTGGCAATTTGAGTTCTACGCAGTCCGTGCCCACTTCGGCCGCGTCACAAGTGTCGGGTATATCGACCGGCCATCGCGTTTCGAAAAACTCCGCGAATATCTGGGTGCGGTGAGCGCGGAGTTGCGCGATCGTTTCCGCTGCGGTCAAGTTGTTGCTTGTGGTCACTTCTGGTTCTATGGGCTGGTGCGTCATTGGGCGTTAATCCTTCCTCCTGCAATCTTCGAGATATTGGGCGTGATTGTAGTCGAGTGCGCTTGACAAGTCTTCGGCTTCTGGGTCGTCGTGGTCGTCTAACCTGTGGCCGTGGTCCTGAATGTTGGTCAGTTCGGTCCATAGGTGCGTCTGTACGTGGTTTGTAAACGCTTCGGCTATTTCGCTTGGGGTTGCGTCGGGTAACAGTTTGCGGAGCGCTGACTGTGCGAGTGTTAGCGCGTCGTCAAGTATTGCGAGCGTGCGGTCATCATCGCGGAGTGTCATGTTATACCTTCCCTTCTGCGGCCGCGATTGCGGCGCGTGCCATCGCGTGTGCTTGACTGATTATGGCTTCTGAGTTTTCGGCGTGGCCAGTTACCAAACGGCGGCAAGCTGCTAGCAGGTCCGGCGCTGCGGCGATAAGGCGCGCGTTGGCTTCATAAAAACCGCATACTAGTGCTAGGTTTTTACCGTCTGCGTCTGCGTAAACTGCAAAGTCATGTTTACCTGCGAGTGCTTGATAATTCCACGGTCCTGGCGTGTGTTTCGGTTCTGTATTTTGAATATGCAAGGCGTGTTCACTCTCTACGTGTTCGCGCCTGGCGCATCCGGTGTAACTCAAATTCCACCCGCCACAACTGCAAGTGGCATGCGCGTCTGATAGTGAATGAATCTTTAATTTGTGGGTTGCGTTGTTCATGGCGTTTTCCATTTCGAAGGAAGGGGAGAGAAAAACTCTCCCCAGTCCTTAGAATGTGGCCTCCATTAACTTACCCGCTGCGCGGTCCAGTTCGGTGCGGCCGTCGGCGTACTTGATCGTCTGAGAAAAGCGCGTGAGCCCTTGAACCATTCCCCAAACGGTGTTGCGTGGTCCGTCCTGGGCAACGTTGACGGCATCATAACCCGCGTCTATGGCTTTGCGGGTCAGTCCTGGGATGCGCTTCCCAAAGAGTGCGTCAAGTACTTGCTCTTTGTTGGCGCCAATGATGCGCGTTTTGGAAGCTGCGATCTGTGCTTCCAGGTCGGAAGTGGATTCCTCAGCGTACCGGCGGACGGCCGCAAAGTAATGTGACCACTTGCTGCGAGCGTTTCCAACGTGGCGGACGGAAATTTCCACCACTTTAGAGGCTCCCCAAATGATGTGGTTCCCGCACATTTCGCGGTACAGGAAGCGGGTTAACTTGAGTGCTGAGGCTCCAACTTCGGAGTTTTGCACGATGACACCCTTGTAAACGGCGCCATCTGATCCGCGTTCGGTAACGGTCAAGTCTGAATTGCGAAGGAAGGCGAACATATCATGGTCGCTGGCATACAGGGCGGGAAAGTCGTCCTCTTTGCAGCGAATATCAGGCATAGCCGGTGCCCATCCTTGCTGCTCCAATCCCAAGAGCCGTTCGGCTACCTCATAATTCCAGATGCGGGAATAGTCGTCGGTCACAATCGAGCGGAGCAGCAATCCGCCGTTCTCGTGGAACATCAAATTGGCCACGGCGTTGGCGGCGCCATTCTGCAAGCGTGCGGCCAGTCCGTAGTTAAGGTTCTGGCAAGCGAGGGTAGCGGGGAGTTCGCGCAAGTAGGATGCCGGTGCTTCGAGTCGGGCGCAAAGCTGGCCAAACGCCCAATGCGTGAGCTTCGCGGGTACTCCGGCCTTGCCTACCAGTTGCACATCACCGTCCACATTCTCAACGCGCAAGTCTGCGAAGGGCATACGCTTTTCTTTGGCAATGTCTGCGTAGTGCTTGGTTGCGTCGTACAGCGATTGCAGACTGGAAAACCGTTCGTCTGCTGGTCGTGTGCTCCATTGTTTATTTGCTGCAAAGAGTTCCATTTGCTTTATCCTTTTGCCCTACCGTGCCTTGGCTGGCCACTGTGGGCGGACCGTGTTAGGCGGTCAGAGCGGGGCACGTTGCGGTGCCCTACTCAAACGGTCTAACTCTTTTTCCCTTCCCAGTCCGCGAGTAACCTATAGTGTGCGGCAACTGTGCGAAGGTGGTTAGAGTCGGTGATGATTACTTCGGTGTATCCATTTCCGGCCGGTGAGTATGCTTCGATGATCTGCCCTGACTGAAAGTCTAGGCGTGACACTTTTCCTTCGGGGGTCTCCATATCGTAGCCGTAGGATCGGTGGGCTTTGACTGTACGGGGCTTTGGTGCGGTCATTGGAACATAGCAGCCGATTAGTTCCAATTTCCGCCCAACGTAGAAAAGCGTTTTCAGTTCCTTGCGTGAGATTACTTGCGTTGAGCCCATGTTGTTAACTCCTTCCCAATCGCGAAGCGATAACGCGAACAAACGAAACAAAGATAACGAGTATCACCAATGCCGGAGCGTTGGCGTCTAGCATGCTGCTAATTGCTTGGGCGGCGGTCTGTAGGGTGTCCATGGTTATGCCTTCCTTTCCAGGTCAACGCGAGTAATGCCGGCGTCGAACGGTTCGGCGTTGGTGTATTGGCGGATGTGCTCATTGCGGGGTTCTTCGCGCCAGGTTAGATACTCCTGATACTTGCGGAGTTCATAACCGTAAATGGCATGCAGGTCTAGCACGGTGGCGCTGCTGCTGATCTGTCCATCGTCTGATACGCTTACGCGCTTTCCGCCTACGCAATAATCGTTAGAGTTAAAAGCGCGCGAAATGAAGCGGACAACATTAGGACTACAAACGTGTCCGTGATAACCACATTGTTGGCGGTCCATTAGAGGGTCACCGTCACGGCATAGCCTTCGCGCTTCCAATACTCAAAAGCGTTTACGGTACGGTAGCAACGCGCTTTGTAAGTGGGATTAACACACAAGCCGTCAATCCAGTTGTACGCGCTCTGCTGGTCGGGGAAAGTTCCGCAAACAACTCCGGTCTCGGCGTGAATGACTAGGGTTTGGGTTGAGGGAATGGCGGTGGGCAGCATTAGAACACCACGTCCTGCTTGGCAGTCTTCGGGAATCCAGGGCGGGAAAACGGCCGGTCAAATGACGGAACGTGGCGCGGTGTCTGCTGTAAGCGGCGGGGGAGTTTCTCCGGTTCGCGCTTAAACTCGTCAATCATGTCCATAATGTTGACGGTCTCTCCACGCATGGCGCGGTCGTAGGCGGAGTCTTTCGGCGGTTCGGGAGTCTCGCGTACCAGTTCGCAATTCTCGTCAAGCGTGAAAGTCTCAATCGTGGCTTCGGGGGAAAACTTCTCAATCTGCCGGTTAACATGCACGGCGGTTGAGTGGTCCAGCAATTCGGCTTCGTCGGTGTCTTCTTCACCGGCATACGGGATATTCTCCGGCGTGGCGTCGGGCTCATTGCCGTACAGAATGCCGTTGTAGCAGGGCATAGCAGGTTGAGCGGGAGTATAAGGTACGGTAACGCGGTCCGTGCCTACGAGCTCCGTCTGCGATACGTGGAATACCGTAACAGTCCATGGGCGGCGCTCTTCGCGGCCATTCTTGCCAGTCTTGGTGATAAAGGTGAGACACTTCACGCCATGTTCGCCCTTGCGGACCTGGCGGCCGTTCGCTTTCCATGCGTTGTACGAGAACACATTAACGCGGGGAATGATCTGATCTTCCGGGATTCCCTTCGCCATAAAGCCCCGAATGATCGGCGCATAATTGCTAAAGGATTGACCGGAAACTGCGCGGGTAAGTGCTTCTTGCTGGATTGCTGCTGAAGTGGCCATCTGTAAAGCTCCTTGCCAACTGAGCCCTTTCGTCGGGCATCCGTGGCAAAACAAATGTACGCTAAACTGCGGACAACGTCAAGCAAATTCGTATGAGTAAACGAAAATAATTTAAGTTTGTGAGTACTGGTGCTAAGCTCGCTGCATGAAAGGTAGAAAGCAAACTAGATTCGATACTTCCAAGCGTCTTGAATCCTTTGCACGTCAATACGTTATCCTGGGTTTCAACGGTGAACGGGCTGCAATCGCTGCGGGTTATGCCAGAAAGAACGCAAAGGTAACTGCTTCTAGGCTGCTAACCAAAGCCAACGTAAAGGCTCTTGTCCAGCGGTTCGCGGCGCCGATTGAAAAAAAACTAGACTTTTCCGTGCATAGAACGTTGGAACAAATTGCGCGGCATGCGTTTGTAGACCCGCGCAGATTATTCAATGCAGACAATTCAATCAAGAGAATTGCGGACCTGGACGAAGATACGGCCGCTTGTGTGCATGCGATTGAACACACTGGCAAGCGTACTGATAAGGTCCGGCTCACTAATCAACTGCATGCGCTTGAATTGTTGGCGAGGTATCACAAACTATTCGCTGATGACGTGGTCCAGCAAGATACCGGCATCCGCGTGATTGTTGTGGATGCTCCCAGGCCGCCACGTCTAGTGGGCTCCGGTCCTGCTACAACGTCGAACGGTAACGGACATAATGGGAATGGGAACGGCCATTCTAACGGCCATAAACCCGACCTGGACGATTAAAGCTGTACCCACAACTAGACGTTAGTACCCACAAATGTACCCACGATTAGCTTGACCGATGTACCCACAATCCCGTATTGTACCCACATGCCTAAGACCGAGACAATCAAGATACGGCTAAGCGATCGGGAGTTAAGCACCTGGATACTGGCGGCTGAAAAAGAACGGGTGAGTTTATCGGAGTGGATAAGGTCGTGCTGCTCCAGGCCGGAAGGGAACGACAATGGAAACGAGACTAGTCAAAACGTGTCACGGGCTCCGCGAGATTCGTCTACTAGACGGCGCGGTACTTCCGCCGGACGTGAGTCCAAGCGAACCGATCGAACATTCCGTGCGCCTCAAAAAAATAGTGAGTCTTGGGGAATTGATTCCAGTCCGGCGTCGAATGGGGATAGCGGAGCAGTTGAGACAACTAGTGCGGTCGGCATTCCTGAATCCGTTCCAGTCCAAAGAGTAATCCACACGGCCACATCTAACCGGCTAACCTGCCTCTGCAATACCTGTACGCTCTACCGCAAGAATAATTCCCTGCCTATCGGCGGGTTGCCTAAGAAAGAAAAGGTACAACGGTGAGCGACCTGGACCTGGATCAGCTTGTCCATACTCCCGAAGGCCGGTTAATGCTGGAAGTCTTGCAAGGTCGTCGGCTGCCGCTGATGGTGTGCATACAGGACAAGGGCGAAGTCGTGTTCTGGTATCCTCCGAAAATCCTCAATAACCTAATGACCGATGGCGAGCGTTTGATTGAGTGGACTAGGTTGCTTGAGGAGCATGCGGCGCGGATGCTGGATCAGGTTCCCAAACAATGAAGTGGAAGCATTGTTCTCGCTGTGACGCGGTGCGCGGTCCGTGTAATCCTGTTAAAACTGGGTGGCGTCGTGGTCCTATTGGCGGGAAAGTGTATACGTTATGTCCTGAGTGCACGGCGGCGCTGCTCAAGCTGTTTAGGCTCCAGCGATGAAACGTGTGGCGGTATGGCTTGCCTACTCTTTAGGCGTGGTAACTGGTTTCGGTGCTGGCGTATGCTTCGCGTCTTGGATGCTGAATCAATGGTGAGAGTATGAGAAACGAAGATTTGATACGGGCCATAGCGCACGATAGGGAAGGGCGAGTATTCACCGACGAAGTGTTGGCGCCATTCCTAGAATTGGCAGCGCGGTCTATTCCCTATATAGCGGCCGGGCTTGCGGCGGAGTCTCGCGGGTTGAGTGAGCACGCAAGGTTCTGGTTGTCTTGCGTTCCGCATGCTGTAGCGAATAGCGAGCCGGATGAGCAGGACGAAAGTGCGGAGCGCGCGCGGCGGGTGGTTCAAGCTGCTATCCGTTTGGCGAAGGCGGGAACATCGTGCGGTGCGGGAGAACTGCCTTACGAATCTCTGCATGCTCTGTATGATGCGGTACGGGAGTATGAGCGTGAGGGTTAAGCGGAGCGCAACTGGCGAGCGGTTATGGCGTGAGTTTCGGGTGCGGGTAGTTATCCCTGGAACGAAGGATATAGTCTGGCGGTCACATCCGCCGGCGAAGCGGGGATACTCTGCGGCCGATCTCGATAAGATGCTCGACCAGGTTGCGGAGCATTTAGAGAAGCGGTTTCCGTCGATAGAGTTTCGTATGGTGGAACTAGGTCCAAACGTTTTTAACTTCATCTATGAGGGGAGAAAAGAATTGTCAGAACCAGTCAAGAATCCTTGTCCGAGTAATGCGGTGGCTTCGGAGATTGCGCGGGGAGTGTGTGCAGTGTCCGGCCATTCGATAGCGTCACTTTCGAACGGTCATCAAGTCGGGCCGCAAGGCATAGTTCCGATGGCCATAACCGTCTGCACCAAGTGCGGTATTGGGTTGAATGAGATACGCGAGGGAACTGATCGGGCGTTTAATATGGCGGTCGCTGAGGGCGTCAAGCAAGCGGTGGCTGCGTTGCATCCTCCGCCGATGCCGGTGCCCGATGCTAAAGTACCAGTTACGGAACCGGCTTAATCTGATATTCTCCCGTTGTTTGCTGAAGTTCAACGGGGATAGACAATCGTTCGGGGGGTTAGTTTGGGACGTTGCAGACTGCATGCCCTAGGTGGTTTGACCATCGCGTGCTTTCCATGTTCCTCTGAGGGCTAATCTCCTGAACGGTTTTTCTGGTAGTATCCTGCCGTGAGTCCTGCCGCAATCTCTGAACCTGTAGACGACGGTCAACGTAGTACTTCTTCGTTCTATCAGCCATGGCCACATCAAATTGCTTTTCACTGTTCTCCTGCGAAGTATCGTTTACAGGTCGGCGGGTTTGGTTCTGGCAAGTCGCGGCCGCTGCTGATGGAAGCAATCTTTCACTGCTTAGAGTATCCGGGCTCGAATAGCATCATCCTGCGTAAGACAATTCCTGATCTAAAACGGACGGTGATCGACAAGTTTCTGGCGGATGTGCCGCGCTGGATGTACCAGTTCTACCACCAAGGCGACCACATTGTTTATTTCCATCCGCAACCCGAAGTGGACGCGAAAGGTAAGCCAACGGGTAAGATGCTGCAAAGCAAGTTGTTCTTTGGAGCGTGCGAACGCGAAGCGGATGTAGGCAAGTATCTTTCTACGGAGTACGTCTTTATCGGGTTTGAGGAGTTGGGAGAGTTTTCGTTTGCCATTTGGGATGCGCTGGCTGGCCGCAATCGCTGCCCGATCCCTGGAACACGTCCAACGATGGGTGGCGCCACTAACCCGATGGGTGTCGGCTGGTCATGGATTAAGAAGCTGTGGAAGGATAAAAAACCGTTTCAAGGAATGGATGCGGAGAAATACGACGCTGCCGATTATGAGTACTTCCATTCGACGGTGGACAATAACCCGCTGTACGCGAACAACAAAGAATATATAGCGCAACTGGAACGGTCACCACTGCGAGATAAAATCCGGTGGGGCAAAATGGATTCGGTTTCCGGTCAGTTCTTCGAGAACTGGGAGCCGGTCAGACATTGTAGAGCAGCGAGCGATTTCACTTTTGAGGACTGGCAACCAGTATGGGTGGGATGGGACTACGGTTTTGGTCACTATGCCGGTATTGTTTTTTTCACTAAAGCGATTCTAAAACCTAATCTCAAGTTTGGATGGGACAAGCCGCGGCGGGTCAATGTGGCCATTAAAGAGTTGGTTATGTCCGGTGCTGCCGATGGCCAATCGCAAGGCGCTACTCCGGAGGAGCAAGCTAAAGCGCTGATTGCGTGCATCCCGCGAGTACAGATGCGGTCGCATAAAACCGGAGAAGATTTTGAGATGGAAGATACCTTCTCGTATGAGGAGCAAGAACGGGACAACGAGTACGGGTATAAGTGGAATGTGGACTCGATCCACTTTTCCTGGGAGCGGTTTAACCGCACGGTGAGTAATCGCACGGTAGCCGATGAAGTGGGAGAATTGTTGCAGCGTGCGGGTTTGCCTTTGCCTACACGGTCAAACACGGATCGGGTGGCCGGATGGCAAAAGATTTATGATTTGCTGGACACCGATGAGTTCTTTGTATTACAAAACGAGTGCCCGACATTGGCCGAAGCGATACCGTTGCTGGTAAGAGGCGATGGGATAACCTGTTCGGCTGAGGATGTGGTCAAGCCAAAAGGACTAAGTTTGAATGACGATATTGCCGAAGCATGCCGGTACGGGATTGCGGGAACGTTGTTAGATGCTTCCGATGTTCCGGAGTCGGTCAAGTTGCGCGAAAGATTACAGGCAATTAAAGACCCCATGGCCAGAGCAGCAGCAGCGTATAGGGATTACAACTTGAAACAAGCAGCGCTGAAAAGACCGCCAAAGCCTATATCGGTTCCAAGCTGGTACAACAAATTGAGGCCGCAATGAAGAACATCAGGCAAGAGGTAACGTTTGATTGCGGCTGCCGTTTTGTGAATGGCGGTGCCGTTGCACTCTGCGAGCGTGGGCGGGTTGAAGGTGGGTGCCTAGTCCATTTGGATGACTTGGACCTAGCACGCGAACGTGCGCGCATGTCCGTGCTGGAGCTAACCGAAAAAGATGTGAGACTTCTGCGAGCTATGAAGATTGAGGCGCCCTAGATGACCTGGTATCGTTCAAAATATGTCCAGTTTCTTGAATCGGAATTGGACGCTATGCGTAAACGTCATGCCGAGGACGTAGCAACCTTAAAAAATCTTCACGCCGAAGAAATGAATCGGTGTATTGTAGAGGCCAATCGGGGATGGGCGGAAGCGGATCGCTTGCGGCAATTCCTGATTCCAGGTATTCCTCAAACTGTCCGCACGGCTCCTGAACCAACAGATAATTCTCCCGTCGAAGAAAAGGAACTGGAGCACGGCACTCCGTACCAACGGCTGCTCGCAAAACGGCAGAAAGAAATTCAAGCGGCCTACGAGCAAGCGGAAGCAAAAGAAAAGATCAGGTTCGAAGCAGCAAAAGCAGCAGAGGCGGCTACAGCGCCGTCCTAGGAGAAAACGAAATGGGAGTTTACGCAAACGACGGAACGCCTCACCACTCAATGAGCCGGGCACGGATGCACGAAGAGACACAGGCCAGTAAGCCTAAAGCAATGCCCGACAAGAAACCGACGGACGGAGTGCAAAAAGAATCTTCCTCCGAATCGATTGAGGATGTGGTAGGCAAACACGGTCCAGCGCACGAAATGCACTACACTCACGACAAAGCCAGCAATAAGCATAAAGTCAATTCCAAGCACGGCGAAGAAGGCCACGAACACAATTCGGAACATGACACGCCAGAGGATGCCATGGACCACATGCACAAGGCCGCCGGCGCGCAGGATGACGAAGAGAATGAGGACGAAGAGTTTGGCGAGGAAGCCGGCGAAGAAATGCCGGAAATGCAGCAAGCCTCCTCCGGTCGTCACGGCCACATCCCAGGACTCTAATGCCGTCAAGCGAGATCATGCCGAAATTCAGGGCGGGGGAACTGCATTCCGGTTCCTCTGGCGGTCCTGTCGTCAAAAAGAAAAAACAAGCCAAAGCTATTCTCCTCTCTTATCTCCGCAAGGAAGGCCACGACATTCCTGAAAAGAAAGCGACCGGATTCCATAGCAAGAAGGCGAGGTAGGAATGATTCGAATTGATGCTGGCGGTAGCATGCTGACGGAAGGAATCTCCGAACTTGCCTTGAACGAACTGAAAGCGGTCAACGAGGAAAACTATCCTAAGCCCTGGGAAGTGATTCTATATCCGGAGCACATGCAACTCATGGCCAGATTGAAACAACTTGTTTTCCTTCCCACTGATTCTCAAGTGAAACATAACTACCCGCGTGTCCAGTTTCACGGAATGACCGTCATACAAGACCTGAATTTTTCCAAAGATATGATCGAGATGCGCGATGCCAGGGGAAAATCTCTCGCGGTGATCGTGAATCTTTCTTTGCCGTCTTATGGATAAAATATCGAAAGAGGCGGCAAAGTATACGGCGGTGGCCAAGATGAACCAGCACTGCCGGGATTGCCGACACTTCATCGTGCCGCATTCCTGTGAACGGGTGATCGGAGCTATCGCGGTAGGCGGATGGTGTAAACTCTGGGCCGAGAAACATTCTTTGGCAAGGAAACGCAGCACAATCGGGTGATTGCGGGGAGTATTGGCAACTGACGTTTTAGAGAAAACAGATGCAACCGACCAGTCTGCCGACCAGTACAAAGCTGGCGTGCTGGCCGGCATTGAATTTGCCGCGGTCGGTGACTTTACCAAAGTCGATTTAACTGCCTCTGAAAAGAATGCTTTCAAGGAACTGGTCACTAAAGCCAGCAAGAGAGACTATCCGGCGCGTCTGATCGAAGTCATCCAAGCCTGGGAAGCGGCACTCTTCTATCGTGGGTTTCAGTTTCTTCTGCCGCGTGTTGGTGGCGGATGGGAAATTCCAGGGGAATCAACCGGCTATGGTCCGTCCATGCAGATGGACTTGTCACTGCTCCCGACCAACATCTATTCCAGTTACGCGCAAATTATTATTTCCTCACTGACCCGCGCCGTGCCCAATGTTCGGTTCGAACCGCAGGACGCCGACAACGATGCACAGATTACCGCGACGGAAGCGGCCGACAAGTTTGTAAAAGTGGTGGCGCGCAATAATGACCTGACGATGGTCCAGACCGATGCTTGCCGGTATTTCTGGACCGATGGCCGCGCGCTCTACTACACCCGATTCATTAAAGATGGCCAAAGGTTTGGTTGGGAAGAAGACGACGAAAACGATTCGATCGTTCCGGAAGATGAACCACCGACCGATGTTGTGGATCAGATGGTAGCCGAAGAAGAGCAAACGGAAGTTGGCGGAGAGGGAGAAGCCAAACAAGAAGTCAAGCAGCGCACTCCGCGAGGCCAGGAAGTCAGAACGGCGCACGGCAAGCTGGAAGTCAAACTTACGCCGATGATGGCCAACTGCCTGGAGGAAGTGGACGTATTGCAGTATGAAACCGAAGTCAGTATGTCCCGCGCCAAAGGCACTTTCCCCTGGTGCTCTGACGAAATCAAAAGCGGAGCGAATGGAATTACCGAAGGCGAAATCGCCAAGCTCGCTCGCCAGAACGTCAAGCTGGGCATGCAGTCCACTTACATCACTTCGGATTCGATAGCCGACGATTGCACCATTCAACGCAACTGGTTCCGTCCGAATGTGTTGATGGACGTAAAAGATAGGGATGTGCGCGATAGTTTGCTCGGCAAGTTTCCCGATGGCGCTCTGGTAGTGTATGCCGGCGAGACGTTGTGCTTTGCGCGCAATGAGTCTATGGATGATTCCTGGGCTTTGGGGCAAGCCTATTCCGGCGACGGCCAGAATAGAAATGCCATGGGCACTTCGCTCATGCCGCTACAAAAAAGGCTAAATAACTGGTTGGATTTGATGAATGACTCGTTTGTTAGAGCCATTCCTAAGAAGTGGTTCCACAACAAAGCATTCAGCGCAGAAGCGCTCCGCCAGCAAACTAACGTTCCAGGTGACTCTGGAACCTACAAGCCGATACCGGGTTTGACCGCGGACCAACTGGTATTCGTCGAACCGGCCGTGCAAATGTCTCCCGCATTGCCGGAGTTTATTAATTCCTACAAGGGCGAATTTGCGGAACTGGTGACTGGCGGGTATCCCGCTCTAGCCGGCGGTGATACCGGAGCGAATGATACCAAAGGCGGAATCGCCATTCAGCGCGATCAAGCCCTAGGGAGAATCGGTCCTACTTGGCACGTCATTCAGAACATGGAAGCGACCGCTTCACGCCAAGCGGTACGGTGGGGAGCGCGGTGCCGCGATAAAAGTATCAATGAACGTATACCCGGCGGCGATGCCATACGCCTAGAAATCAACGACCTGAAAGCGAATATCCTGTGTTTCCCAGAAGCCAACGAAAGTTTTCCGGAAACGTATGTGCAAAAACAGAATCGGTTGATGGGGCTCTTGGATGGCTCGGCCAAGAATCCTGCTCTGCAGGAAGTGTTCTTTAATGCCGCCAACTTGGTTTTCCTCAAACGTATGGTGGCGCTTGACGAACTCTACATTCCGCAAGTGGCTTCCTTTGAGAAACAGGAAGGCGAAATCGAACTGCTGCTCAAGACTACGCCCGTTCCCAATCCGCAACTGGTTGAGGCCGAACAAAAGATCAATACGCTAAAATCAGATCCGCGCATTGATCCGGCACAGTTACAGCAAGCCGAAGCGCAACTAGCCGCCGCTCCTCAGCAAATGCTTACTTCCATGCCCGTAGCGGATTATGAGGATCACGACACGGAAGCAATGGCTTGCTGGAAATATATGAACTCTCCAGAAGGCCGCAAAGCGAAACAAGCCAATCGCAAAGGATTTGAGAACGTGGAATTGCATTGGCAAGCGCACGTAGCCGCCGCTCAAGCAAAGGCTGCTGCTAATGCTCCGCCGCCGCCGATGAAGCCTGTAAGCAAGAGTGTGAACTACAAGGATATTCCCGACCCGGCCGAAGCCGATCAGTTGTTGGTCGAAGCGGGTATTAAACCAACGCCCAAACCTCCAGGCGCATTGACCCCCGCGGCGCATGCCATGTTGCCTGAACCACAACCGCCTGTACCCGTTCAATGAGTTTTGTTGTATAGTCTGCCAATCGGTAAATCGGGAGGAAACTTGAAATGGAAGAAATCGGAACGCTTACAGCCCCTTCGACTGAAATTGCTCCAGTAGAAACGACTCCGGAAGTTGCAACCCCAGAAATTCAAACGGATGAAGGAACTCCGGAAACCGCTACTCCGGAAACTGAAGTCGGAGAGGCTACGGAGGAAGCGTTACCGGGAGACCCCGGCGAAGGCGACGGAATCGAAACCGATGCGCGCCGGTTCGATCAGCAAACTAAAGACACTATTTCCTCTCTAAAGAATCTTGCCAAGCAGTCCACTGACCCGAAACAAGCCGCTTCGCTCAATGCTGCCGCTAAAGCTCTGGCTCGGTCATTCTTCGGGCGCCAAGCGTATGAAAAAGAATTTCCGACCGTGCAAGCTGCGCGGCAAGCCAAAGCCACGATCGACGCTCTCGGCGGACAAGAAGGTATTACCGACCTGCAAAACAAGGTCAGCGACTATGACGCGGAAAGCGAACAATTTGCCAATGGCGACCGCGAACTGATTGAGAAGTTGAATAGAAGCAACCCGGAAAGCGTAGTCAAAGCTGGCGAAAACATTATCGATATTCTGACCGAAACACGGAATGCCGCTGCGCTTGACCGTTTGCTGATGAAACCGATGGTCGATCGGATGGATAGCGTAGGATTCGGCAATGCCCTGGTCGGAATTGCCAAGTTGCTTGAAACCGGCAAAGGCCAGGAAGCCTACGACAAGCTGAATGAGTTGGGAGACTGGTACACCAAGCTCAAAGGCGAATCGGCAAAATTGGCCAGTACCCGCGTCACCAAAGACCCGCGAGAACAAGAATTTGCCCAACGCGAACAAAAACTGGCGGAACGGGAAAAAGAGACGGAAACGCGGCTCCTGAGCAATGAAGTTACCAGAATCAATAACGGAGCCTTAAGCCGAACACTCGATCCCTTCTTCAAAGAACTGCGAATGGAGACTGAAGGGCGCAAGGAATTTACCCAACAGGTGATGAACAAAGTTTGGGACAAGATGCGCGAAGACAAAGTGTATATGCGCGATGCCGCCAACATTCGCCGTAAAGGGAATGCGGATGAGACTGCCCGGTTTATCAGCGCCAAGTTTGCCGAATTTCTTCCGGAAGTTTTTAAGAATCACCGCAACCGGCTCTATCCCAATCTCTCGCGGACTGCTCCTCCCGCGGCAAAGACTAATGGTCAACCGTCAACCAACGGCAAGCCGGTAGTAAAGGCTGTGACCGCTTTTCCCGGTCAACCGACTAAGGTTGCGGAAGCTCCGGCATTTGAGGATGTGGACTGGACCAAAACTCCCGATAGCCTCTGGTTCACCGGCAAGGCGTATCTCAAGAACGGTAAGTACGTTAGCTACCACTGAGTATAAAAGGGTACAGACATTCTACCTGGGCCATCCATAGACTGATCGGTTAGGAGGAACGAAATGACTGAGAGAAACAATGCTCCACTAAGGATAATCTTTGTCGTGCTGGCGCTTGTGATGTTCGCTATCGCAGGATTCGGATGGCCGGCGCCGGTTGAACCGTACCGCGTCAAATTCATTGGTATCGGTTTGTTTTTTTGGGTATTGTCCACATTCTTCGGATAGAATGAGCGACCGTGAATAAAAAGAAACCACACAACGGCAAAAAGCAACTTGACCGAATCGAGAAAAAAGAAGATAAAGAACTGAAGAAAATCGGGAAGCTGGAGCATGAAGTAGAAGAAATTGAACAGGCTCTCAAAAAGCCTAAGAAGAAAGCCCTTCGGAAAATCAATTATAAACAAGTAGGAGAAAAGCAAATGCCAACCGATTTCTCGATTGTTGCAGGAACTAGCGGAGTCTTTAGCGCTGTATTGACTCCTCCAGGTGGCGCGCAAGCGCCTGGTACGGTGCCGCAATGGGTGGCCAGCGATTCATCCGTTGTGCTCACACCGACTTCTGACGGAATCAAAGTCGAAGCTGCCGTTCCCGCTGGATTTAGCGGAACCACTTTCGACTTGAGCCTTTCCGCCGTGTCGTCCGATTCCGGAGTGGGTACAGTCTCTAAGACCCATACCATTACCGTGAGCGCGGCGCCGCTCACCGCGATTGACTTCGGCCAGGATAGCTAGACTGTCCCGCGCCTACGAATCGGAACCTGCTTCGGACGTTATGACTCCGATGTGGGTTCCGGTTTTTTTATTGACATTCGAATCACATCCCTAGTAGCCTCACAAGCGTTGAGCGATGTACTGGGCGCAAGTCCCAGAAAAAAATAGATACCTTCGCAAAACAATCCAAACGTATATCGGGACGCTGTAATTCTCTGCGATTGACTTCGTTTGAGAATCGCTGACGCTGCGTACTTCGCGTCAAGCTGAAACTGAGGTATACGTGTATGCCAACTTCTCCTCTACAAGAGGCAGCGGTACAAGGCGTCGAAATCGAAGCCTTTGCCAAAGGTATTCCGAATTACGTTTTCAAGGGCCGGACTCTTTACAACTTCATTAAGAAAGGTGCAAAGACTTATCCGACTGCAGTCACTACGGCCGCCGGCGGTACTTCCCGTCCAGCATTCCGTATTCCGATCAGGGTTCAATCCGGCGCCGCAATCTTCCAGGCAACCGGAGACGGTGACGCTCTCAACCGCGGCACTGGTTCACTGTGGGTTTCTGGCGACATAACGGTTGTCGGAACATTCGCAGGGAACGAAATTACGTACCTTGCCCGGATCGCCACGCAGGGGCCAAAGCGCGGTCTCATCTCCCTCAAAGCGGAAGAGTTGAAAAACTCCTTCGACTCCTACATGCAGGGGCTTGATTCCCAGTTCCTTTCCGACGGTAGCGGCGCAATCGTCCAGATTCCCGCAACCGCAACGGTCAACAACAACACCGGCACAGGCAATTCCACTTCGTCCATCATCGGACTGGGCGGACAAGCAAACCAGTTCCAAGAGCAGCAAGTTGTCCAGTTCTTCGCTGCCGAAGGCGGTTCGCCACGCTCCGGAACTGCAATCGTGTCCTACGTCGATGGCGCGGCCGATACTGTGTATTTTTCGACCACACTGCCGTCTGGAACCGCTGCTGGCGACTTCGTGATGATTCAGGGCTCGTCCGGAGCGCTCAACTCCGGAATCGCGGGTATCTACACTTATCAGGTGGCCGCAACCACCGGAACGGTGCTGAACCTTTCCCGCGCAACCTATCCAGGGCAACTCTCCACTCCGACAATCAACAAGGGCGGTCAGCCGGTCAATACGACTGATCCCTACAAGGTCCAGATTCTCATTCGCCGCGGCTTGGGCGATGACAATGAACATGCCAAGGACTTCGAATGGGTGATGGGAGCCGATCAGGAATTGGCTATCAGCCAACTCTATACCGGCGTCCTGCAACAGAACTACGTTCCACCGGGCGATAAGGCTTTGGATATGACCAAGCCTTTTATGACCGATCACTGGAACGGCCGGCCAATGCACGTTTCCTACAAGGCCAAACAGGGCAGAATTGACGCGATTTGCCCTGAGACTTGGGGGATTTGCGAAACGGTCGAGCCTTCGCTGTACGACTTCGGAGACGGCGTAACCACCATGCCGGTTCCGGCGAACGACGGTAGTCAAACCACAACGTACCGTACCAGTTCGATCTTTTACTACCACTCGTTCCTGAACGTGTTCAATTCGAACATGAAGGCTGCGTGCGTTCTTACGAACTGCTCGGTGCCTTCGGTCACATCTTAATCGAGCAAGGCAGGATGGGTAGGGTAACAATAATTGCTTCGATTTATTGTTACCCTCCCTAAATCGGGGGAAACATGCAAGCTCAAGTAGCTGAAAAGAAATACGTTATTGTTCCGCGCGATAAATGGGTAGTTATCAAGAAGTTCCTTCGCGGGGAGCAAGTTACCGATGAAGGCGTCATCATTCCGGAAACAAAGGATGACCGCTCGCAAAGAGGAGTCGTTTTTGCACTATCCAACTGCGCGGGACGCGACCGGGAAGGGAATCCGATTCCTTGGGATATTGAGGTAGGCGATGTGGTGATCTTCACCAACTACCCGATGGACATTCCGGCGGTAGAAGAGTTGACCGGCGAAAAGGATTTGGTTCTGGTACAGGCAGATGAAGTGTTTGGCAAGGCCGTAGAAGCATGAAGGCGGAAGGCCACGAAAGGCGTCAATGTCCGGCAGAGTTTCAAGACAGATTGACTCGCATGTTTGGCCGGAACCAGTTTGGCGACCCTCATTTCAAAATCGTTTGGGGCCAATCGGAATTTATCCGCATGGGCAACTTGTGGCGCGACCGCTTTGGAAACGAGCATCGGGCTTATCGCGACGTGTATCAGTGTCACGGAACTCCTTGTTGGGTAATCATGCGCTGGAAACAGCCGATGCACTATGGAGACCCGGAAACGTACTACCAGACGACTTGGGACACTTTCAGCGGCATGTATATCCTTGGCGAGTACCCTTGGCGCGGCCGCTACGAAATTGTGCAACCGCTGATGCACCGCGAACTATCCGCAGGACGTTTGGTAACCGAATGGATTCCTTCGCTCAATCCGCATACCGGAATCATGGAAACCGTGCCAGTCAGAAAACGTGTGGACCAGAAACTAGTCATCCACCACATGCCGCTTTCGCACATCCTGATCGATTCGCTGATCCCGCTATTTGTGAAGTTGCAAGCGCTCTCCCGCGACGAATTAAAAGCCATGCACCAAGCGAATCGCAAAGCGCAACAGCGCAAGGAAGTAGAGGAAATGGCCGACGCGATGGAAGCGAATATGCCAGCTTATTTCGGTCCGGTCTCGTATTCGCGGCAAGGATGCCGCACGTCATTGCTCGATCGCAAGATGGAACAAATCGAAAAAGTTTGGAAACGGGAATTAAAAGCAGGGAAGAGATTCACTAAAGGGTTTCAGGTAGCACACTGAAAAATTCGAATATCGGGAGGAAGTGAAACATGGCTAGTGGATTCGTAACAACAGGATTGCCGCCGAACGCCAGCATTAAAAGAAGCATGAAAATGCAGGTTGGGAGCCTGGACAACGATCTGGAAGCAACCAGTCTGCAGACGCAAGATAACCTGCAAACCAAGCCCCCGCTCTACATTTACAACATCTGCGAACTGTCGCACGTCCGCAATCAACCGCCGGAATTTCCAGGGTTCACCGTCGAACCTTGCCCCAAGGGAGAGAAATTTTCGGTCAAGGTTTTTCAAGGCATTGTCAACGAACGCTACATGAAACCCGGAACATCGGAGTTTTATTACAAGCAGGTGGACGGCCGGAAGTATGCGACCAGTCTGCTCAATCCAGACTGCTTTCCAGGGACAGACTTCGAAGCACAGTTGATCGAAGGACAGACCGGAAACAACGATATGACCGGAATGAACATGAACGCTCTGGGCGTGTTCTGGTCTCCACTCGCTCCAGACGACCCGAAACTGGAAGCACAGATAAAGAAATTCCGCGCCAGAGTCGATCGCACCATGGATGCCCTGGTCAAAGAAGGCAATCGTTTGAATGCTTCCGGAAAGCTCGGAGATATTTCAGCGATGATGCACTTCGCAATGGATTACTTCGGCCTACAGGCAACTTGGCACATGAGCCACCGTCATAAGACGGAATGCCCGAATTGCGGTGAACTGGTTTTGGAAGGCGTGGCATACCACAAGAACGGCAGCGGCGATGATTGCATTATCGATTACGACCGCTACGCGCAAGTGGTTATGCGGAAGTCGGCTACCGTACAGGAAACGAAACCTGCGCGTACCCGCTCGACACGCTAAACGATCTTTCTAGGGGGGTGCTTGCTTTCCTTGCGGTTACCCGATTCCGCGAGCGCCCGGTACGCGCTCCCCTAAGAAAGTTTGGAAAGAGAAAGGCATGAATGCCAAGCATCCCGCAACTCGGTTTTCCGGTCATGGACGAAGTGATGCAACTGGTCCGTTCGCTGGTCAACGATACTTTTCCTGGGATTTTGGGAGCGCAAGGCAGAATCTTCACCAATAACGCGCAATTCACTATTCCGCTGTTTAATTCGGCTTACCGCAAACTGCAACGCAAGCTGCGAACCGAAGGCGCAACATTCCCAATCAAGGATAACGTCCAACTGCTGAATCTGACTCCGGTCATCGCGCAAAATACCAACGTACAGACCTACGTCGATTTTAACGGCTACTTCGACGGTACGACCATGCACGACACTCCGAAGCTGCCTAGTGATCTTCTGCAGCCGTATGTCGTCGAGGAGCAAACGGTAGGCACTGGATTCCCGTTTGTTCCGATGGCTCAACCGGCCGAAGGGCTCCCGTCGGTGCTACAAGGCTCCATGCTAGAAATGTGGGAATGGCGGAACTACAAGATTTACATGGTCGGCTCGATCGTTACCAAGAATCTTCGTATCCGCTATCAGTATTCGAATGTGCCGCTCAACGTTCCTGCAGCCGATTTTGACGTGACTTCGGTTCCGATAATCGATTGTCAGGACGCTCTGGCGAACTACATTGCCGCGATGTTTGGAAGGGCGCGCGGAGCCAATCCTCAAGCGGTCGCGGCGCTCGAAGCTGCCGGCGATGACGCTATGAACGATATGGCTTTTGAGTATGTTCGCCGCGCTCAAACGGTCACTTACCGTCGTCCGGCTTACGGTAGCGGCGGCTCAAACGATGGCGGCAATGGAACGCTTGGCCAGACCGGATGGGGCGCTTAATGCCGACTTACTACAGATTCGATGGCGTGGTGCGTAGTCCGCAAGGCGAAGCGGTTCCCGGCGTCCTGGTCTATGTGTGCACGCAGCCGGCGACTACGAGTACTATTCCGCCTTCGCCGCTGGCAACGATCTATGCCGATTCAGTTGGAACGGCGCTTGCCAATCCGGTTGTCGTCGATGGCAATGGAAACTTCTTTTTCTATGCGGCGACCGGAACGTACACGATCCTTTATTTCGATCCGAACGGCCGGGTGCAAACTACCGTCTTTCCCGATCAGCTTATAGTCACTCCCGGCGCGGGAACGGTTACCAGTATCGCTCTGACCATGCCGGCGGAGTTTAGCGTTGCTGGCTCTCCGGTTGCTACCAATGGCGTTTTCGCAGTTAGCAAAAACAATCAGAATGCTGGCACAGTTTATGCCGGTCCTGCTTCCGGTCCTGCCGCGGCGCCAACGTTTCAATCTCTGGCCACGCTTGCGGCCGCTCTTGGACTTGGTACGGGCACGGTAACCAGCGTTAATGCTTCGATTACCGGAAGCACTTTATTGTCTCTATCGGTAAGCGGAAATCCGATCGTCACTAGCGGGACGCTCGTTTTTACGGTCAACTTCGCGAATCAAGCGGCTAACACTTTCTTGCGTGGACCATCATCAGGAGGAACTGGTCCGATTGTAGCCGGTCCAATCGTTCCAAAAGATTTACCGGGACTGGTTTCTGTAGCTTTTTCAGCGACTCCGACTTTTGATGCCAGCGCGGGAAACAGCTTTGCAATGACGCTTACCGGGAACGTGACCTCCGGCACGATTACCAACGCTACGGCGGGACAAACAATTACTTTCATCATTACGCAGGATGGGACAGGCGGATGGACGTTTGCATTCCCCTCCAATGTTAAAGGTGAATCGAATATCGGCGCTGACGCTGCTTCGGTCAGTGTCCAGAGTTTCATCTATACCGGAAGTCTGTGGCGTGCCACTGGCCCCGGCTCGGTGAATGCTACGTAGAACGCCATCTGCCCATGCAGAGTTGCATACAACACTTTGGGGCGACGGTCTAAGGGCTGTCGGCTAATTCGGAGGAAACAAGAATGTCTCTAGCGATTACAGTTCAAGCCGGCTATGTGGTGGACAACACCCAGAAGAAAGTCATTATCAGCGGCCGTTTGCTGATTACCGGAACGGGAAACTATCCTGTCGGCGGCTTGCCGCTAGACTCCGTTCTGCTGGCACTTCCGGAATCGACCACCAACTCTGGCGTCCGTCGTTGCATTCTGACTTCGGATGTTGGGAGTGGATATATCTGGCAGCGTATTCCCGCTACCGGAAAGATGATGGGTTTGCAGGTTCCGCCTACCGGATCGCTGACAACTGCCGCTCCGTTGCAACAGTTGCCAAGCACGGTGAGCGACCTCACTTTGCAAAACGAAGCTATCAATTTCCAGGTGGAGATGTTGCGGAACGCTTAATCTAGGGAATCCAAAAAGGAGGACGGGACTGCGGTAATGCCCGTAGTCCCGTTTTTTCTATATCTTTAACGCGCTCGATCCAAACGTTCAAGTTCCGCTAAATCTTTTTGGCGGTCTCTACACGGAGGCAGACCCGACCTCTTTGCCCGAAGGCGCCAGTCCGCGTGTGATTAACTGCGATTTTGACTTGGGTTCGGTATTCCAGCGGCCGGGAAAAGAAAGCGCGTTCACATATGATAATTTTTTCGATTTGACTCCCAATGCGGTTGAATCGGTTGGAACCGGGGCGCCGTGGAGCGCTGGCAGCGTCACGCTAAATGCCCCTACTCCTGGCACTTGTCCGCTGATTGCTTATTTTCCAAACGGTCCAGCCACGCCAAGTTTTCTGGGAAATGTCACTACCGACGTTATCGGACCAAACACAAACGAGATGAAGGTAAATGACGTTATATTTTTTCTCGTTCAGACGGGGCAACTTTTTCATCCGGACACCGCTTGCATTGGAATCACGGACAGTTTGGGAACTCTTTTTACCGAACTCGGCTCAAGGTTAGTTGCTTTCGGAGGAGAAAATCTTCAGGTATTTTACGGACCATTGACAGCCGGGCTCGCCATTGGCGGAACGTATACCTTCCACGTCACCTACAACCACCAGGTTATCGAAGTAGAGCAAGTTGTGCTTGGAAAAGTAATCCGTGGAATCCTTCCTACTATTTCTCAAATAAACGAAGGTGTGTTTACTGAGCCTGGTCCTCCACCAACTCCCTATGGTGGACCTCCAATCACTACTACGGACACTGAATTTGTGATGAGTTTCTTGTTGAGCCCACGCAATGCCCAAGTTGACCCTGATTACACCAATATCAACACAACCCCAGGAATCACCGGAACCTATATCGCCGCCCATTATGTAAGTCCGGACATTTCGGATTTTCACAGTCCTGCCGGAACTTACACTGGGAATTTTCACGGAGTCGCTGGCGGCGGAACAACCCAGGTGGCGGTGAAGAACGTTTCTTTCCCGCTTCGTCCATGCTGCGGACCTGTTCAAGTTTTGAATCCCGTTATTTCAGTGTCCGGTGATATAAGTGGAACTAATCTAATCACCTTACACTGCCAGAATTTCCCTACCGACGGTCCTGGCGTGATGCTGCTTCCTTCGGTGATCGGAGTTTTGTTTAACGTCTATTCCCCAGTAACCAGTGTTACCGATTCTCTTGGAAATACGTGGACAGCGGTCCAGCCACCGACTTCATATCAATTTTCCACCAACAGCCCCGGTGATTTTACTAGCTATTCTGTCTATGGCGTGGCTTTGCCTGACGGCATTCCGGCCGGCTATCAGATTTTCATGCACTTCGACGATGTTGGTTACACTGCTGGATTTCAACCGAATCAAATAATGTATTTGAAACATGGCGTGTCGATTGACCAAGCGGCTTTTGCGTTGCCGGTTGGACCTGGCCTTGGAGGAGGATTTGTTTCCGGAGCTTCGATCACCACTAGTCAGCCGGAAGTTATCGTTTCCATCGCTGGCGTAATTGACCAATTTGGAGGGCACTATTCTGTTCCTGCTGGTAGTTCTCAATATCACAATGATGGCGGCTTTCCAGGGTTAGGCAGCGCGATCTATGGCGGATTACCATTTCCAACTTCTCAGCCAGCGGGAACCTATAACCCTTCATGGGGAACTGCCGAAGAATCTCTTACACAGATTCCCATGAGCACGATTTCCATTGTTCCCTGTAGTAGCGGTGGAAGTCCTGGGCTCCCGACTTCGCAGATTCTTGAAAACTTAAATTTTGGTCCGCCCATCCCGCCGAATGAGGGACACACAACAAATTGCGGTTGCGGGTGCTTGGCTGACGGAGACCTTCCACTGTTCGGCTTGGAAGTCCTAATCACTGGAAGTCAGACCGATCTTTCGCCGGATGCCGTTCTTACCGTGCAACTGCAACTCCCGGATGGAACTCTTTCACCTACCATATTCACAATTCAACTTCCGTCGAGCCCTGGAACGGTTGTCGTGGGAAGTCCGACGGAACTATGGGGATTGCCGCTCACTGTAGCTCTTATCAATGACCCGAATTTCCAGGTGAATATCGTCGCGTCTACGACCGGCGGCGAACTGGTTACCTTCACTGCTACGGTTGTTTTGCGTGCATTCACTCCTCCGAATCCGCCTCCGGATATTAATTATCTGAAAACTTTCGCGCAGATTGACGGAGACCTGTACTCGCTGATGCTTGGCAGCAATGGCGTCATGTACCAAGAGGACGTAAACAACAATCCCAATGTGCTGACCCCGGTCTATACGGCAATCGAGCCAAACACGTTCGCTGAATCGGCTACGATCGACGATCGCGAATTTATTGCCTTGTCCAATCTCTTGAACGGTACGGACATTCCCTACACCTACGATGGGCAGAATTTCGACCGGCTATCGCAAGTCGGTCCTGGCGCTCCGCCAACGGCTTCTACTTCTACGGCCACGATCGATATTGTGAGCATCACGCAGCCAACGGCTAAAAGCGACCCTGAACAACCTGGCCAGCTTTCGGGAATCCTTTGGTCGAACGGTCCTGGCTCAACGGCTCCCGGCAACGTCCTGACGGTCTATTACGCTAGGGTGAGCGCGCAGCCCCTAGCCGATCCTGACCTGCAACCTGGCGTGGGTGTAGAACTAGCGGGAATCGACGTTCCCGGTCCAAACAACAATTTCAACGGCCAATCGGTAGACGGCGATTATCTCGTGGTGAGTATCGGGCAAGGCGTTCCACCGGGCGCGCAGTTTGAGCGCTGGTACTTCACGGTCACCATGCCGTCAACGCAAAGCGTCAATCAAGCCGACCATGAGGAAGGCCACGGACCTTTTGGAACCTATCAGGTCACTACGGCTACGCTCACCACTTCGGCGCAAGTGCCTAATCTCGAAGTGGGCAACTCTATCGGCATCTCTGGAACGGGCGGGGCTCCTCCGGCCGGCTACGACGGTACGTGGCCAATCCAGAAAACTCCCAATGCGGCGCAACTGCAGATTACTTCCACGTCGCTTACCGGGAATATCGCGACATTTGGCTTTAACGTGATTACCGGAACAACTCCGGCCGTCGGCCAAACGGTTACCGTCTCCGGCACTCTCAACGGCAACGGCATTTTCAATATCGTGAACCTGCCGATTACTTCCACTTCGCCTGGGGTGTTTTCGGTCAATCTCACTAATCCCGACATTCCATCTTCATCTGAAAATGGCGCGGGAGTGATTTTCGGAACGATCTTTGTATTCGACCCGCTGAAAGTGGTTGGCAATAGAACTGGTGGATCGCTCGTAACCATCGGCATCATTTCCGCCGGCATCCGCAAGGTTTGCTATTCGTTCCTAACCCGCAACGGATATATGACGGCGCCAAGCCCGATTCTGACTTTTGACGTGCCTTCGGGAGCTTCGACACTCACGATCGGTAACCTGGCTTCTGGTCCGGATGACGTGGTAGCGAGAGTGGTGCATCTCACCGCGGCCAACGGCGGCAATTTCTACAACATTCCAATCGATGTGATTGTGATAAGCAACGGTCTGCCGGTCACCAATACTTCGACGTACCTCAAAGACAACACTTCGCGCAGTATCAATTTGAGTTTTTCTGATGGCGTGCTGCTGGCGGCAACTTCGATCGATACGCAAGGCAACAACCTTTTTGCCACTCTGGAACTGGGAAGCAGTCTGGGCATTATCGAATACGCTTCACGCGCTTTCGCCATTGGCGAGCAAAACAAGGTTCCTAATTTCTTGAACTGGTCTTTCGATGGCGGGTATCTGGAAGTGCCTCCCGCGGCTCCGGGCATTCCGCTTGGATGGACTCCGACCGCCGGTGGCACTCTGGTCAATTCTCCACTCTTCGGATTCGCTTACCAGATTGCGAATGCTACCGGGAGCACGCAAGCCACGTATGGAATGATTACGCAGCCGGCATTTGTGGATGAATTTCTGGTGCCGATTATCAATGCTTCGACAAAATATAGCGTCCGCATCACTGCTGCGGTTGCGGCGGCAACAACCGGCAATCTGGTCGTAGACCTTTACAGTCCCAGTTCCGGATTGGCGCTTGGAACGTTCTCCGTGCCTCTGGCTTCGCTCGGAACCACGATGGACATATTTACCGGGACGCTGCTGACTACGGTTTTGAAGCCCGTTCCAAAGGACTTGATCCTGCGAGCCTACGCTGCGACGATTCTGAACGGCGCCGCGGTCACAATCGATCGCGTGGAAGTGTTTCCGACGGAGCAACCCGTACTTTCAACGCAGATTACCGGAAGCTATGTCAACAACTTCGAAGCGTTTGACGAAAGTGGCGAAGGCGGGATTGTAGACACTGCCGGAGAGAACCAACAGCCCGTTCGAAGCGCTTTTGTGATGTTTGACACGCTGTATATCGTCAAAAGCGGTTCGCTGCTTTCAACGCAGGACAATTCGCTTACTGAACCTTCCGGATGGAGCATTCGCAATGTCTCCGCTTCGGTAGGAACTCCCTCTCTTTATGGCGTGACAACAGGAATCGATGAGCCAAACACCGGAGAGGCTTGGGCCATCATTGCCGGACAGGGCGGCGGCTACATTTTCAACGGTGGACAGCCGGTAAAGATCACCGAAGAGATTCAACTGCTCTGGAATCTCATTAACTGGCGCTACGGGCATACGCTTTGGGTGAAAAACGACGTTAAGAATCGCCGGATTCTCTTTGGCGTGCCTCTGAAAACTCCTAATCAGTGGTTGCCGACCGGAATTATTCCCGATGACCAGAATCCGACCACTCCCAACGTGATTCTGATGTGCAATTACCGCCAGTTGAATACCGGGGAGCAACTGGAAAGCAAAGTTGGCGTGCATGTGTCCTATGCCGGCCGGTTGATCGCTTCGGAACAAACCCGCAAATGGTCTATCTGGACAATCAAGGCTCCGGCTGCGGCTTTCTTGCGTAGGCCAGACAATACCGATGAACTTTTCCTTGGAAATTCGGATGAAAACGGGAAAGTGTTCGAATTGGTGGACGGTCTAGCTCAAGACGATTGCTCGGCCATGACCCAGATTTACATTACCTATGGATTTGTGACCGATGATGGAGGGCAAGCCCTGAAAATCGGTTCCATGCGGAATGTCTACACTTATGCGGTGACCCGCGTGGACGGCGCTGGCAATTTGAATCTGCGGACATATCCAAACGACCTGCTTTCGCCATTTGCTCAAGATTTACTGCCGCGGCTGACTCTGCCGATGATGGCCGCCGGAGATATTGAGGTTCCGCTGAACGAAACGGCAAATCGCTTGTTTTTTGAGTACAAAACGGATGAAATTGGAGCCAATTTCGACTTGAGCCGGTTGTTGGTGATAACGCAAGAAGACCCTTGGAGTCCGGTGCGCGGAGTGAATTACTAAAGTGGCCAAAACGAATCCTTCCGCTTTGGACATACAGAAAGAGATTGCTTTCTTGCGTAAACAGGATGGCGGCCAGTGGATTGAGTCCGCTTTGCAGCGAATCGAGGACGCGGTAAACAATATCGGCAAGAATGGAGCGATTCCCCCGAAAGGGCTTTTGCCTCCGCCTCCTACGGTGCAAGCAGTCACCGTAAAAACGAATGGAAACGGTTTGGTGCATGCCGTCATTAACGATTCAAACCCGATCGACAAGAATCTGCACTATTTCGTGGAATACGATACTGACCCGGCCTTTCCGCAACCGCACGTCGCTCACCTTGGCGCTTCGCGGCAGATGGCTCCGGTTACACTCCCCGCAACCGACGATGACGGCAATCCACAAAACTTCTATTTTCGGGCATACTCGCAATACCCTGGTGGAGCGCCGGGACAAGTCGTACACTTTGGCGGGGAAACTCCGACTCCCGTAGCACCTGGCGGAACACAACAAATGACTTTGCTTCCCAGTACCGGAAGCGGTACAGCGCAAAATTCAGGACAGCAAGGCGGTTCTGGATTCGGAAAGATTATCAATCGTCCGTCTGCCGGACCAAAGAGGGCAATCAGCGCGTGATTCGTACTTTCGAAGAAAGAGACCTTACCGCACTCGCGGAGATTCACGCCGAAAATGGTCTGCCGCCAAACTGCATGCCTGACCCTGCCGATCCGCTCATGCTCATCAAAGCGGTTGTCGAGCAACACGGCAAGCCGGTTATGGCCACGTTCCTGAAAGGCACGTCGGAGATTTATCTACTGGTGGACCACAACTACAGCACTCCGGAAGATCGTTGGCAGATGATGCAAGAGCTAAGGGACTATCTTTGCCGTGAAGCCTGGAGGCTTGGGCTAGATCAAATGACCTGTTGGGTGCCGCCGGAGATTGACAAGAGTTTCAGCAAGCGTTTGGAAGAGTTAGGCTTTCAGCGCTCTACTTGGGCTTCGTATACCCTAAACATTGAATAGTTGTGCTACTATTTCGCCCATCGGGTTGAATCGCGAGGATGCAGATGTTCCGAGTGCTTGAAAACCCGACATTTGATTTTGCTACCGGAGAACTCCTCTCCCATGATGGCGAATCGTTTGTTGAATCCTTCCCTGTAAAATTCGATCGCGACATTCAAGGCAAAGCCAAGAAAAACGCTGGCACGGCTGGCGATGTGGCAACCGGCTACGGTTCAACCGCGGCACAGATCGGCTCAAGCGTTATTCCCGGCCTGGAGCAACAAGCGCAGCATCCTACCGGCTACGATCCCGTAACGAAAAACAATATGCTGGTCGCCAGTCAACAGGGAGTCGGCGGTGCAAGTTCTGGGGTTACTGGGGAAGCGAATCTAGCTGCTGCGCGCACTCGCAATGCCGGAGGATTTGGCCGGGTGCTGGATGAAGCGGCAAGAATTAAGGGCCGTCAACTTTCGCAGAACGCTCTGGGCGTCGAGAATCAGTCCGCGCAACTCGCTCAACAGAAACAGATGGACGCACAGAAATTGCTTGCCGGTCTCTACGGTACTGACACGTCAAACCAGTTGCACGCAATGGGGGTTCAGAATCAGGATTTGAATACGGCACTGGAAGCCGGTAAGAGTGGCTGGCAACAAAACGCGATGAACTGGATTAAGACTTTGACGCCGAAACCACCAGGCGGCGGCGGCGACCAGGGCGACCAGGGTTAAATGTTCACACTAGAAGACCTCTACAATCTGCCGAACAATCCTACCGATGACCACAAGGTAGCGGCTGGATTGTTGCCCAAGCCCCAACCTCCTCCGGCTGCTCCTCCACTGACAAACGTTCCTCCGGTCTCTCCGGTCACTCCCCGACCGGCTGTTGACTGGAAAGCGAAGATTGCTGCTACTGCTCCGACTCCTGGGAAAACAATTCCGGAAATGGCTCCGGTTAATCCTAGCGCACCTGGAACTCCGAATTTGGGAACTGGGATTCCGGAAGATACTTCGGGTGTGCAAGCGGCTGCAACTGGAAAGATTCCTGAACTGCCGAAACTTGGTTTCAAGGAACGTCAAGCGTTGCCGCTGACTTCTGAGGGCGTGGCTCCTAATAGTCAAGGTTACTGGCAAGCGGAACAACAAAGACTGATCGATCAAAAACAGAATCCTTGGGGTAGCGAGGAAAACCATCCTGGCTTGCTAGGAAAGATTGGTCACGTAGCGGCGAAGATCGGAAACATCGCTGGCGACATTGTTGCTCCCGGCATAATGGCCAACATTCCCGGTACGGAGATGAACAAAGATATTCAACTTGGCCGGGCGGAAGGCAAGGAAGCGAAAGTTAAGGAAGCGGAATCACAACAGAAATTGCGCTCCGCTGAAACAGACGAGGCCGAAGCTCGCGCCAGGAAACTGGCCGCGGAAGGCCATGCCGATATTGTGGAAGATGCTGCCGGAAATGCCGTTGCGTGGCGTGACAAGGATGGCAATATACATTCTCCGGATGAGGAAGGAACGCCCCCGGCAATTAAGAGCACCATTGAGAACTGGCAAGGAAAAGCTGGAGCCAAGCCACAAAAAGAAAATCTGCAGCAAGGTCTTGCAGGAGCGGTGCAAGATTATCTCGATAAGGGCGGAGACCCTAAAGGCATCCAAAGCGACCCGACAATTCAGGGATGGGGTGACCTGATAAAGAATTTCACTCCGGCTAAAGAAAAAGATGTAAACACAGCCGAGGATTTGAAACATCAAATCGTCGTCGCGACAGACAAAGGCGATGGAAAAGAAGTTGCCAGACTCACAAAAGAACTGATGGCGCTCAATCCAGAGGCTCAAGCGCGGTTGGCTGAATCTTATGCGGTACTATCGGCCACGAATGCGAATCGCGAAACCACGCGGCAAGACAAGAGTTACAAGGAAAACTCTGGAATCTTGGATAAGGTAGGACAGCCGATCGAAGCGCTGAATGCACGCATGAGCCGCATGAAAGAAGGTTTGGCGCAAGGGACTCCGGCTGCGGATGCTCTTATCGGTCCAGAGTTGCTTTCCATTATGGCTGGTGGACAAGGAACGGGCCTACGCATGACCGACACGGAAATTAATCGCGTCGTTCACGGCAAAGGACATTGGGAAAATTTGCAGCAAGCTATCAATCAATGGTCCTTAGACCCGTCGAAGGCCAATACCATCACTACTGAACAACGAAAAGAAATTCGCGCTCTAGTGCTCGCGGTAGACAAGAAGCTGCAGCAAAAGTCTGCGACTCTTAACCAGGCGCACCAAGATTTGTTAGGAACCGATGAACCGGACAAGCACCGCAAGATCGTTACGGATGCTAGAGCAAAACTGAGCGCTATCGATACCGGCGCCGAGGGTGGCGGCAGTGGAGTCCAGGTTCACAACGGCTTTGAATACACGAAAGGGGCAGACGGCCAATGGCACAAGGGCAAAGCGGTAGCGCCGTAGCCGACGCTCCTGACACTCTTCCATCTGACTTTTTCGATAAGAAGAAACCGGCTGCTGGCGAAGCTCCGGACACTTTGCCCGGTAACTTTTTCGATGAAGCGCAAGAAGAGCCATCGGAAAAAGAATTACCCAGTTCGACTCCGCGCTTGCGTAAAGCGGTAGCGGCTGGCAAAGCTCCCGCGTCCACGCCAACTGAATTTGAAAAAGGACATACGCCTTCTCCAGACGATACTGGGCTGTGGAATCGCGTCACGCAGGGCGCAAAAGATGTTGGTAAATTGTTGTATGGAATGGGTGCCGGCGCTCTTGAGCCTACCCTTGGGCCGGTAGGTGGAACACCTGGAAAGATTGCGGACCTTGCGACCTCCTATGCTTCGCGGCGCATACCGAATATCGGACAAGAGGGTAACGCTGGCGGCCGGTCTCCGGCCTACAGCGCTCTCGCGACTGGCGCGCAAGCTGCCGGTATCGACCCAACTGGAATGGAAGCATCTGCGGAGCATGGCGACCCGATGGGCGTTGCTACTCATGCTGCCGCTCAAGCTACTCCTGTAGGAGTAGCTGAACTGGCGCGGCACGTCAAGATTCCTGACATTGGCGTGAAGAGTGGCTTGGCTGACCGATTCGCTACTCCTGCGATTGCTCCCGGCCTTAGCGAGCCGGCAACTGCAAATCTTGGCGAACCGATTGCCCGTCGTGGCGTGGAGAAAACTCTGCGCGCTACCGGGATGCCGTCTGGGAATGTTGGATTGCGTGAATCGTTTTCGATCGCGGCGCCAGACCTGGCAGAAATTGAGCGCAAGCAGCCTCTAGGAGAATCTGGAACAAAAGGCGGCGTCATCCGTCCGGATATGAGACTTCGGCAGACGGTTGAGAATATCGATAACCGCCTGGATGACATTTGGAAGAAAGAACGGCAACCGCAAATCGATCGTAACGCTGAATTGCCGGCAATCTCCCGCGAGCAGTTGCTTGGAGATGCCACAATCGATCAACTAAAGAGAATTGAAAAGACGTTCAAGATGGATATTCCCGATCAGATCAATCTTGGCGAAGCGGACAAGATGCTGGTCAAAGTGAATGCCCGTCTGCGGCGTGCCGAAGGCATGACCCCGGAAGCAAGAGCGCTCGCCCTGGAACTAAGTCCAGACCTGCAGAAATTTAACGAGATGAAGGGCGAACTTCACAAGAGTATCGGTGACTTGCTTGAACGTGTGAATGAACCAGGTATTAAAGAGTTTAACCGTCGGTATGGCGCTCTATCCGAAGTGCGGGACGCCCTACGTACCAGGATGAATCCGGTAGAAGCAGAAAGAGTACTGGACGCGGTGCGCGCTACTGGCGGATTGGGGCGCAACGTCAACCTATTCGAACGCTTGCACCTAAAAGCATCTCCTGGCCGTTTGGCTCAAAAAGGGTTGGAAGACTTGGCGCAATCGAATCTGCGGATTAATCCTCCTGCACAGCGGCCGCCGGTTGCTGGATTGCTTCCACCGATTCCTGAACCTTTGCCCGGTCCTGTGCCTGAAAGTGGTTCGGTTCGCGGTGGACGGTGGACAACTCCGGCCGGATTGATTCCGCCGATAGCTCCGATTGAGGGTGAGTACATTCCTCCTCCGGAGACTACGGGCGCTGATATTCCCTACGCGCACCAACCGACTCCGCCGACGGTTCCTCCAGAGTTTCGCGTACAAGCTCCGCGCATGCGTTCTGGAACGATTCCGCCGATCGAGCCGGTTACTAGTACCACGAACCTTCCCGGCGGTGGTGTCCGCAACGCTCCATTGCTGCCTGGTCCTGCGTCGATCGCTGCGACTGCTCCTCCTCCGGTTGCTAGTAAATTCCGAATTGAGCCGATCGTGCCAGCAACTCCGCCGGTCACTCGCGGAGAAATTGTCGGACGTGGCCAGCTATTCAAAGGGCCGGCACAGATTCCCCAGATTCCGCCTCTCATGCTGCCGGAAAAGGCAACTGGATTTGCGGCGAACAAGTTGCCGTTCAAGGCGCCTCTTGAGCCTACTGCACCGACAAAGCCGATCATGGAAGGCGCTCCACCGATCGAGAGACCGACTGGCCAGCTACCTCTAAAGCCCGAAGCTGAACGTGCGGCTGCCATGAAGGAAATTAAACCGCCTTCGGCTAAAGGAAAAATCAAGCCGGTAGCGGAGCGCTTGAGCACCGAAGAGATTGCCGAAGCGGAAGGACTGCTGGCTTCCGAAGCCGGCGCAATGGCTACTGGAGACCGTCCAGGGGCTTACTTCGATGAGTCTGAACAAGGCGATGTGCGTCTAGGCTCTCGCGGCGCGCAGACTAGGGGCGGAGATTGGCGCGGGGTAAAGAGTGGCCGAAGAATGTATCCGTTCATGCGGGAGAATCCCGACGTTAACCCGCAAGCGGTCCTGAAAGCCCTGCGGAATAAGGACTCTGCTGCTTACAACAAGCTAATCACTCGCGCCGATAACTTCATCAAAGGAAACTACGAAAAACCTCCAGGGATGGGCGCTATGGACTTCCTGAAAGCGCTTGAGAATCCAGACGCGGAGCCGGAGACGATCGAACCTGGCGCGGATGTATTCGCTCCGCCAGAACAAGAAGCTGCTCCGGAGCCGACTCCTGGTAGGATTCCTCAAATCGGCAAAGGACAGACGGGCGTCATTCCCGGCATGGAAGAGGACGTAGCAAGGCAGAACGAAGGTGCTGCTAAGGTTGCCGGCGAGAAACTGACTGCCGAAGCTAACCGGCCAAAGGATATTTCCGCGGCCGCTGGCGAGATGGAAACCAAGTCTCCGCTATTCCGCGGGACGGAAGCTAGTCCGCAACGGGAGATATTCGGCAATGCTCCGCCGGCCGCCAATGAGCCTCCAGCGACGATCGCGCCAGTCCTGAAAGAAACCGGATGGGGCTATGAAGGCAAGAACAACCTAGGCCAGTACACTATCCGCATGCCGGGTACGGAAGTGCGGATACATCTATTCGAACGGGAACTGAATCCGGACTTCATTAAGCGGCAAATTCTCGCGAAGGAAAAACAATTCGGCACGCCACAAGAGAAGGCTGGCGGTGGCAACCTGGATGATTCTCTAAAAAAGGCAGGGAACGACCTGTTAGAAGCCTCAAAGCAACACAAAGCCGGAACTATGAGCGATGAAGATTACATGAAGGCTCGCAGGGCGCACGATGAGTTGCTTGCAAAATGGGAAGCTGCTCGCGGCGAGGCTCCTCCGACGGGTAAGAAATTAGAGAAGTTTCTTGCGCCTACTAATCCCAAAAAAGGCGCTGTAAACTTCTAAGTTGCAATAGAACGCAGATTTGCGTATAACTTCCTGAATGCGAATCGGGTTAGTTACCAACTTCAAAGGGCGAGGACTGGAATGCGATGCTCGCCTAATCACTCCGCTGATTGAATCTGCAGGGCATACCGTTGAACGGCTGCAGTACGACGAAAAGCACCACGGCAATTTTGACCTGCTCATATTCCTAGAAGTGGTTCCGCGGCATCTGGTACGTCTTTCCGACACTCCACCGTGGGTTATCGTCAATCCTGAATTTCTGGTTCCGGAATACATTTCCACCATTCGCCGGTCATTTGGACGGGTGTTCTCTAAAACTCACGAAGCGCAACGCATCTCGAAAGGACTGTTTGGAGATAAGGCGGAATATATCGGATTCCTCTCCGAAGACCGCTTCGATGAATCGATTGAAAGGCAAATGACGTTCCTGCACGTCGCGGGACATAGCAAAGCCAAAGGAACGGACGCGATTATTGATGCTTGGCGCTGGACGCGGAACGGTGAACGGCTAAAAGCCAAGTTGACGGTGATAACCGATTTCCCGCCAGAGGATGTTCCCGAAGGCGTCACGATCTTGGAGAATGTGACCGATGCGGAACTGAAACGGCTGCAGAACGAGTGTCAGTTCCATTTGCAGCCTTCGCAGACCGAAGGATGGTCGCACGTCATTCACGAAGCAATGTCGGTGAACGCGACGATCTTGACCGTGGACGCTCCGCCGATGAATGAGATTAAATCGGCTTACCGGATTCCTTCCTGTGGTTCAACGCTATTCAATCTGGTGCGGATGTACGAAGTTTCGGCGCTGGATATATACACCGCGGTATCGACTATGGCGAAATTTAAGCGCCAAGGATATTCGCAAGCCGGGGCTCCGCGCAGTGAATTTCTGGATGCCGTGAACGCATTCAAGGAAGCATTCACAGCGCAGTTGGCGACAGCCGGCCAAAGCGCGGCGGTTAGGAACGAGAAAGCAAGCCGGACGATCGCCTTTATTGGCAACTTCGAAGCGGAACACTCGACAGAAAATCAAATCCTGTGGGCTTTGGAGCAAAGGCTAGGCTATGAAGTCGATAAGCTGCAGGAAAACCGTATCAGCGCAGAGGACATAGAGGATGCTGCTTTAGGAGCGCGCGCACTTCTTTGGGTTCGCACTCCCGGCTGGCTGCAGATAACCAACGAACGAATGTTCGAAGTTCTGGAATACCTGAAACGGCGCAAGGTGGTGACCGCTTCGATTCACCTGGACAAGTTCTGGGACATACCGGAGCGGGAAGCGCTGATCGGTAAAATTCCCTTCTGGAAGACAGATTACGTATTCACGGCGGATGGATCGCGGCAAGACGATTTCAAAGCGCGGGGAGTGAACCACATCTGGATGCGGCCAGCGGTTTCCGAAGTCTATTGCCATCCTGGGACGCCAAGAGAGGAGTACCGCTGCGATGTTGGATTTGTCGGAGCCAAAGGCGGCTATCACTCTGAATATCCTTTCCGGCAAAAGATGGTTGAGTTCCTAGAAGAGACTTATGGAAGCAGGTTCAAGCATATTCAAGGCGTTCGCGGCCACTTACTCAACGACGTTTACGCTTCGATGAAAGTGGTGGTCGGAGATTGCTTCGGCGCGGGGATTCCGTACTACTGGAGCGATCGGTTGCCGGAAACTTGCGGTCGTCATGGTTTCCTGTTGCATCCAGAGGTCGAGGGGCTGGATATTCCTACAGCAGAGTATAGGTCTCAAGATATTTCACATTTGCAAATCATGGTTGATTACTGGCTGCGCGAAGATTCTGGTCGCTTGGATGTTCTGGTTGATTGCGCTGAACGGGTGAAGCTATCGCATACCTGGACAATCCGCATGGCAGAGATTATGGAGCAACTGTGACCCGCGTCTATATTGCCGGCTATCGCGGATTCATCGGTGGTCACCTGATCGACTATGTGAAGAAAAACACAGATTGGGAGATTACCAATGTCTCCGGCATTCAGCCTAACCGTGTAAACTACGTCGTTCATCTTGCCGGTCACTCGGAAATGGATAGATCGATCGAAGACTCTTCTTTGATTCAAAGGGATATTTCTACGACGCTAAGTCTTTTAGATTGGGCGAAAACGCAAACGCAACTAGAAAAGTTCCTGTATTTTTCTAGCGATGAAGTCTTCGGGCCTAGAGGCGGACACCTGCATTTTGAACCGTGGGCCAGATACAACTCGCACAGCCCCTATGCTGCCGGGAAAGCTGCTTGTGAAGAAATGTGCCTAGCGTGGGCCAGCACTTATGACGTGCCGACGGTCGTTACTCACTGCCAGAATCTAATCGGAGAGAGGCAATCGCCAAAAAAGTTTCTTCCGACAGTTCTGCGGTGTGCTCTTACTGGTAAGCCGGTCCCTCTCTATGCTGATGGAGATACGGTAGCACAAAGGAATTTTCTACACGTGCAAGATGCGTGCGCTGCGATTGTGCTGCTGCTCCAAAAAGGGAAAGTACGAGAAAAATACAACATTGCTTCTAGGTTTTCTGTTTCCAGTAGAGACCTGGTTGAGATTGTTTCTAAAATCTTGCACATGAAGATAAAAATTGAGATGAGGCCAATTTGGGAAGTTCGGAAAGGCTTCTTTGTAGATCACGGAATAAATGGAGACGAACTAAGCTATTTGGGGTGGAAAAGGATGCCGCCGATGAGAACGCTCAAAAAGACAATCAGGTGGATGATTCGACCGGAGAATAGACATTGGCTCGGCCTATAAACGTCGTGTGGCATGCAATGTCAAACGGGCGCGGCCTGTTTAACTGTACGGCCATGCTCAACGATATGCTGGACCTATACGACTGCCAGCACTACGGCGGCGCGAACGGGATGCCGCATTTCTTTTCATCCGGTGACGAAGGGGCAATCGTCGTTGTCCACGGCGGACGGGAGATAGGCGGACTCGAAAAACTGCAAAGGGACATTGACCAGCTAAATTGGTGCTTGCTCATTTTCCTGGGAGATGAAGAGGCGAGTTTTCCCGCGGAACTGGTGCAACACGAAAACATGATCGTTTGGGTGCAAGAGCCGCTTCCTGGGAAACACGACTTCGCGAAACGTTACATGGTCAACGGCTACGGCCACGAACACAACCGCTATCTCGTCAAGTGCGAGAAGGATTTGGACTGGTTTTACGGAGGACAAGTCACGCATGAACGGCGCCGTGCGGTGGTAGATGCGTTGCGGAATGTGGATTGGGGAGGCTTCATAATCGAAACGCGGGGCTATCACCAAGGAATTTCCCTGCAGGAATACTACCGCTGCTTATGCCGCGCAAAGGTCGTTCCATGCCCTTCCGGGCCTTTCTCTCCAGATGCCGCTAGAATTTGGGACACGCTAGAATGCGGGGGGATTCCTATTCTGGACGATGTAAGCCCTGCCAGAACGGAACCTGGATTCTGGGCGTACACTCTTGGCGAGCATCCTATGCCCGTCGTTACAGACTGGAGCAAACTTCCAGAATTGATCGCAAAAGTGAAAGACGACTGGGTTGCACTTAGTTCAAACTGCCAATGGTGGTGGCATGCTTATCTAATGAAATTTAGAAGTTGGCTTTCGGAAGACATTGAGCAACTGACAGGAGCGCCGTGTACCAAAATCTCATCACGGTAATTACCAGCACTTCGCCGCTTGCTTCACACCCTTCATCGGAGATATTCGACAAGGTTTATGAAAGCACGCAATTCCATCTGCCGGGAGTCATCACGCATTTGTGTTGCGACGGCGTTCGCGAACCGGAGCACGAAAATAGACGCGCCGGGTACGAAGGCTACAAAGAAAAACTCCGCAACCGTCCATTCATTCAAATGCGGGAATGGCCTAAATCGGTCCAGCAAGGGTTCATGGTGCGCTCGGCATTGCGGCACGTCACGACTCCTTTGGTGCTCTGGCAGGAGCATGACTACGCTCTTACTCTTGACCCGATCGACTGGGAAGGGATTATCAATGCCATTCAACAGGACCGGGCTCGCGTCGTTCGTTTCCATAACACTCCGGAGATTCACCCGCTTCACCAACACTTAATGCTTGATTGCTACGAAGGCGCCGACGGCGAGCATGGCGGAGTAAAAGTGTCCGACCCGCCACTGGTTTGTGGCGTGCCGATGATTCGCACCATACAGTTCTGGTGCTGCCCGTTCCTGACTACGACTGAATGGCTTTCTGGGATGATGGAAGACCCGACCCTGTTTACTCCAAACACTTATTGCGAGATTGAGCCGGTGATTTACGGACCAATTTCCTATAGACCCTGGCAAGACTACAAGGTGATGGTCTACGCGCCGTCTGAACCTTCCATTCAGCGCAGTCAACATCTTGGCGGTCGCGGACACGACAATGCCGATCCAAAGAGGCCAATGACATGGTGAACCTTGAACGCGCAGAGCAGGTAACCGGATGGATGAGCCGCCCCGAAATGGAATGGCTGGCAGAGCAAGCCAAGAATGGCCTGGTCGTCGAGATTGGCTCTTGGATGGGCCGCACGACGCGCGCCATGGCCGACAACAAGCGGAGCGGGAATATCTTTGCCGTGGATACCTGGAAGGGCAGTGAAGAGAACCAGGACTTTCTAAAGGACAAGCCGGAAGATTACCTCTTCCAAGAGTTCTGCAAGAACCTGGCGGACCACATAGCAAGCGATGTAGTGACTCCCTTGCGGATGGATTCGATCGGTGCGGCTTACCACTTTGCGCGCCTTGGAACACAGTTCCAGTTTGTCTTTATCGACGCGGCGCATGACTACGATTCGGTGAAGGCCGATATTCTGGCTTGGCGGCCGCTGGTGGCGCGGGGCGGGACTCTCGCCGGTCACGATTACGATTGGGGCTATCCTGGCGTGGTGCATGCCGTCCGCGAGCTAATTTCAGAAACACCTAATCAAGCTGCCGGCGGTTCTTCCATCTGGTACACGCAAATATGACCAGGATAAATCGCATGGTTGACGGAGTGATTGTCGGGGATGAGATTGGAAGGTACGAAGCCGGAAACAAGTTTCGGCCGGTCGAAACGATCGATTTCGTAGAACAAGCCATTAACGACCGCTGGAACATCCGCATTCCCAGATGTATTGCCGAATATCACGGCTGGTGGGATACCTGGGAAAAAGAACGGCATCTTTCTATGGCCAAGCATCTCAAGCCGGGAATGTCGTTTTTCGATGTGGGAACGTGCGACGGTTGGGAAGCTGTAGTGTATTCCCAGATGATTGGTGGCGCCAAGAAAATGATGTTGATCGAACCTTCGGTAGTGATGTGGCCGAATATAAAACTCATGTGGGAGAAAAACAGGCTGGCCAAGCCACTAGCTACTTATTGCGGTTTCGCGTCGGATGTGGACAGTTCCGATAGAAGCTCAGTGAACCATAGCCGCTGGCCAAGAGAAGCGCGTGGAGATTTTATGAAGGGCAACGCTTTCATGCTCATGGAACGGAATGAGCATGCCGCGATACCGCGCAGGAAACTAGACACATTGGCTTCGCAGACTTTTGTTCCCGACGCGATAAGCATTGATGTGGAGGGAGCGGAATTGCTGGTATTGCGGGGAGCGCGGAAAATTCTGGAGAAAAAACATCCTTTGGTCTGGGCGTCGATTCATCCTGAGTTTATCAAGAGGTTTGGACACACTCCGGATATGCTGCATGAGTTTATGACTGACTGTGGATACTCAGGCGAATATCTTGGGAACGATCACGAAGATCACTATTTCTTTAAGGCAAAAAGATGAACTGGCCTAGCGTCTCGATTGCTTTCCCTTGCTGGCACCGCGGAGCGCTGCTTCGGAACACTCTTGAAAGCATCCGCAAGCAGAACTATCCCGGTGAATTGGAATTGATCGTAGTGGAAGAGGACGACGACGGTCTGACAGAAAACTTGGCAACGGAGTTCGGAGCGCGGTATATACGCAATCCGCGGCTAGAGGCTTTCCCGGTTTTTCAGTCCATTACAAAGCTCTGGAACATGTGTTTGCACGCGACCACCAATGAGATTGTGATTCTGCAGTGTGCCGAAGTGCTGCACAAGAACGACGCGATAATCCCGCTGGTCGTTCGCGTTCTGGGTAACCGCAAAGTTTTGGCAACTCCACTGATCGAAGACTTGAACCAGGATGGAACGTTCGCCGGCTGGTACAACCACCCGACCGAAGGCTCACGGCCGGGATGGGTTTCTGGCGCTGGACCACACTGCTTCCGCCGTGAGGAGATGCTAGAAGTCGGCGGCTATGAGGAGTTGTTCTACGGCTACGGTGGAGAGGACAACTATCTTTTCTTCTTACTCAAGAAAAATGGATGGAGCGTTGAATACGTGGAATCTGCTATTTGCGCCCACCAATGGCATGAACGGACCAAGTACGAGCCAACGACCGGCTACGCTAACCGTTCGCTAATCAACATTCTGACTATGGAAGTGGACAGAGGGACGCGCGCGCCGGTTGCCAACAAAGAACCTCTCGATTTGCGCGAGAGTCCCAATGTTTCGGAACTTAACAATGTTCTGCTACGCACCAACTATTTTCCGATGAGCGACACTTTTTCAAACTGGCGTGCGGAGTGGTTGCAGATTGGCACGGAGACTCATCCCGACAACCTGTTTGTGGTGCAACGGATTGTGGCCAATGAAGGATTGGGGAAGGTCTCGGAGATTGGGGAAGCGCTTACCGAATGCGCTTGGGCCATTCTGCGGGAGACAGAGGCTAGGTTTGTGGCTGCCCTGGCTTACGGGAACTGGAAAACCAGAGCGTCTTTCTGCGCTGACATTCACGCAACTTGGGCTGCGCTTTCTCTCGACAAAGCCAAACAGCTAATGGAGAAATGATGAGGGCCGATTCTCCGGATGTGTCGATGTGGAAAGTGATAATCAATGAGCAAAACTACACTCCGAAGTCTGGTGATAGAGTCTTAGACCTGGGCGCGCACCACGGATTCTTTTCCATGTATTGCTCGGCGCGCGGAGCGCTGGTACGAGCCTTCGAGCCCGACCCGGACAACTTCATTCAACTGGAACAAAAGATTGCCATTGCCAAGAATATGGACGCTCCTCCGTTTACCGCAATCCAGGCGGCGGTATGGAGCGAATCGGGGGAAAAACTGTTGTGGCGAGACCCGGCCGACTCCGGCGCCAATTCCATGCTTCGGGCTATGTCCGATTTTTCGATCATGGTAAAGACGGTCAGTTTGTCGGAAGCCTTGTGCGGCAACCGATGGGACTGCGTAAAGGTGGACGTAGAGGGCGCGGAAGCGCAAATCTTCCTGACCGCAAAAGCAGAGAGTTACCGGCAGATCGCCTACCTGACAATGGAGTTGCACAACGACGTGTTGACCCAAGAGCAAAACCGGGCGCTGGTGATGAGAATGCGAAAAGAGTTTCCGCGGGTAGTCGAAACGAAACAATACTTCGAAGGGCTGCCAACGGAGTTTGCTTGCAAAGTGTTTTGTTGGGGGAGCGTATGAAAGAAGTGGTGATTGTGCCGACGTTCCGTCGCGAAGAGTTGCTTCATTGCTGTTTGAGGCGGATTCGTTCTTTCGAAGGCGATATTCCCATTCGCGTTTTTCCGGATCGCGGCACTTCCTACGGTCACTTGGTTACCACGATTTGCGATGAATTTGAGGCGGAGCAGCACATAGTTCCTATACATGATTCCTATGGAAACACGGCCAATGTGATGGATGCCTACTTCTGGGCCTACAATAATGGCTACGATCGCGTCTTTTTTGTCGAGTCTGACGTGATGGTGCATTCTGACTTTTTCTCCTGGCATCGCGAGATGCAGGAAGAGTTTCCAGACATTTTCTGTTCGATGGGCTGGATATTCAACCGCGAAGCACCGATCACCGATGACCTTCTTTTTCAACCCTGGTACTACAGTATCGGGACGTGCTTTTCGCGGGAGAAACTGAAACTGATCGCCAAGCATGCGACTGAACGGTATTACTCGGATATGGTTGGATACCTGGAACGGAATTTCGAGATGCCACGCAACTTCTCTGGCGTTCACTGGGAACAAGACGGGCTGATTCAACGAGTGCTCAATCAAGACAAGAGCCAGACGGTAGCGCCGGGAATTGCCAAGTGCTCGCACGTTGGAGCGGTCAGAAGTTATGGCGACGGCACGCAGCGGAGCTACGAAGAGTTTTTCGGCCTTAAAGATGTTCCATTTCTCGACCGGGTAAAGAAAGTTGAGGAGTTCATTGCCGACCCCTACGCTCGGATGGCTGTATTCGGACGGGCTCTGGTCGAGCGGGAAGTGGGCAGAGTGCTCCCGAAACAGGAATTTAGCTATAGGCTTATTTTTCCCGGCGGTTGGGAAAGCACCTTCAAATCTGAACTGAAACTGGCGGCTTTACCAAAGCGAAGGATTAATTCAGTCCCTATGACGGATGAAGCTAAAATCGTGCTAGAGTAGCGAGCAATCGCAGTATCGGGCTGCGGCAAATCATTGAGAGGCAAGCCCGATGCCGACGTACCCCACAGGAAGCGGCGGAAACACTCCCGTAGCACTCCTTCAACCTGGAGTCCCAGGTTACGCTTTCGGTTCGCTGAACAAACGTTTTCCGACTACCCTCCTGCAGATCACCAACGTCGCGCTTACCAGCAACGTCGCCACGGTCACTGTGACCATACGCAGAGGCGCCGTTCCTATCGCTGGCAATCTGATTTCAATTACTGGGACAGCCGGAGCGAGCGGCGCATTCAACGTTTCAAACATTGCAATTTCAACAGTCTCGATCGATTCCGTAACTGGAATAGGAACGATCACTTTCCCGCTTACCCATGCGGATGTGGTGAGCGCTGCGGATGCTGGACAGGGCTACGTACCGCCGGCCGAAGTCGCGGAAACCCTGGCAGTCCAGAAAAGCCAAGCCTTTGCAATTCAGGATTCGATCGGGAGAGGTTACGGAATCACTTGGGCGTATACCTTGCCTTCGGCTCCGTCAACAATTTCGATTCAGCTTGAGGGCGCGGTAAACAACAACGACGCTGAATACACGGCTATCGGTTCTGCGGTCACCACGACGACCGGCTACAACGAGCAAATTGCCCAACTTCCTAACCTGGTGAATTTCGTTCGCCTGAGAGTTACCGCGACGACCGGCGGAAGCGCTCCCACGATTATTGGGAAACTCACTCTGGGGAGCTAAATGCCTCCAGTCATTACATCCGGTCCTACATACACAGTAACGGACACAACCATAGTCGCTGTTTGGACTACGGACATTCCTGCAGATTCCAATATGACCGTTACCGGCGGGAGTTTTCCTAGCGGCAAGAATGCTGTCGATAACGGACTCGCGGCAAACTCCACTTCGCACCAAGCTGTAGCGGCCGGCTTGGACGTTAACACGGTTTTTTCATGCGTCGTAACTTCTGGCGGTACTAGTTCATCTCCACAGAATCAAACCACAGCCGTAGCGCATTCGACGACTCCCATAACGATTGCATTTTTCGGTGCCGCTACAGCCACTTCGCCTGACGGCGATATTCTCTACAATTTTCTGTCCAACGATAATCTCACCTACATGACGCGGGATGACGCGAACACTCCCGGCACGAACGCCAATCAACAGATCGACAAAATTACCAACGAATCGACTCTGGCTATCAGCCAAGTAAACGCGCTCACCGCCTACGGCGCCTTTAATACAACCAACGGAACGGATGGACCTGGCGGCATTGCGCTATCCAACAAATTCAACGGTCTTTTCGGCATGGCCGGTTCGCTTTTTGGATTTACCGGGCGGCATCAAATCACTAGTGGGCCGGTTGTTCGCAAACAGTACTACGGCAACGTGATCCGCTCCGATAACCACGGCGCTTCATGGAGCAACTTCAACAATCCTACGACGTTTAACGCTAATGGGATTCCCGCTTTTCCCAACAGCGGCGGCAATTCAGTTGCTCCTTTTTTCTTTGGAGCCAATAGTAATTTTGGATGGGTTACTCCGGTTAGGTATGCCGCCGATGACGGGACTCTAGGCTACAACACACCCGGCAACGGCTTTGACGGAGGGAACGCTTATTGCTATTTCGCGATACTCGACGGAAACAACGACTCTGCCGACTACGCATACTTGGGGCGCATTCCGCGCATTAGTCTGTTCGCGCTTGACTACACGGCGGAGCAGTTTTGGATTGGCCCTACTTCTCCAACCGCGGCCGATTTTGTCAATGATGCTAACTGGCAATCGGCTTCCACTGGGCTAACACAGATTTATGCGGCTGCTGGTAAAGTCGGATGGCCGGACATTTGTTTCATTCCGACGATCAATCGCTATTTGTTGTTCACTTCTTACCGTCCGGATACATCGGTTACTGGGAATACTGTCTGGCAAGTATTAGAAGGTCCGACACCTGCAGGTCCATGGACACTGATAGGACTAAAGACGAATACCACTACTGGTTATTATGCCCAGACCATCCTGCATCGCACGGCTTGCACCAACGTTTTGACCGACGGCATTGCGCTCACTGTGATTTATTCCGGCGACTTCCAAAACGCCTCTATGTACCATCCGACCTACAGCACGCTGACCTTGTCCACGCAGCCGCAAAATCCAGTAACTAATTTATTTGTCCAGGCAAAAGGCAGCACCACCGCGCTGACAGGTACTAATCCTACTTTTGCTTACAATTCTAATGTGACCAGCGGCGATCTTTTGGTTGCTGTCCTGCGCTATAACAGTTCTGGCGTCCCACGCCTAAGCTCAGTTACCAGCAACCGCACCACTGGAAACTGGACGGTCGTATACGATCAAAATGACGGCGGCGGAACACCTATTCAGGAAGCCTGGGCTTATGCCTGGGCTACTTCAACTGGCGCTTGCACCGTAACGTTTAACTTCGGCGCCTCAATCATTGGATTTGATGTATGCCTTTGTGAGTGGTCTGGCCCGACTGCGTTCCGTGTCAATGCTGGACTTAAGAATACGACTCAATCGACCAACATTGTCGGCAACACGCTTTCCTGTTATGCCGGAGATTTATTGATTGGCGTAATCGGACTGGGAAGCGCTGCCAACAATACTTTTACCGCAGCGAGCGGTTATGTGCTTCGGGCGCAAGGCAAGAACGGCGCTGTGAATTTTTGTGCGGTGCAGGATAAACTTACCGCAGCCTTGCAATTTGCTACCGCACAATTTGTAAGCAATTTTACTGACGGCTCAGTAAGAGCGATCCTAGACTTAGCTGCGTTCTATTCCCAAGGAATCATTTCAGGCAATGTCGGTGTGGCCGGTGCGACCGTGGCCTGGACTTCGGTAAGCTCCGGTTCCGGTTCAACCACTTCGGACGGCTCCGGCAACTATTCCACGTCAAGTTTAGCTTCCGACGTTTACACGCTCACTCCTACAAAAACAGGCTATAGCTTCTCTCCGACCAGCGTCCAGCAAGTAATGGTTAGCGCCAACTTAACGGGCGTGAATTTCACGGCGACACACTTGCCTGTGTCCACCCCTTCGATTTCACCCAATGGAGGGAATTTTGATTCTCCTCAAACGGTAACCGTGAGCGATACGGATTCCGGGCTCGCTGGTTTTGCGATGTACTACACGACGGATGGGACTACGCCTACCACTGGTTCCACGCTTTACACTGCACCGATCGCGGTAAGTACTTCCTTGACTTTAAAAGTCTTGGCCGTCGCTACGGGCTTTCTCAATAGTGCGGTTGCTTCGGCTACTTTCAACGTTGTTCGTGGTGGCGGCGGTCTAGGATACAGATTTACTTATGGCTTTTGAACCGTGATATAGTGCCCCACAAGCGGAATCGGGCCGCACCGAATTGTCTTGGAGCCTGATTCTATGCCGCCATACGAATTTTCGCCCGGTGTGAATGAACAACCGAAACTGCTGCAGCCTGGAGTTACCGGCTACGCTTTCGGCTCTTTCGATTCGAAGTTTCCCACCACACTTCTAAAGATTCTTACCGTCGCCATTTCCAGCAACGTCGCGACGATCACGGCAACCATCCGTGAAGGCAAAGTTCCGACGGTTGGAAGTCTGATTACCATTCGGGGAACGACAACTGCCGGCGGCTCTTTCAACGTCCTCAATGTCGCGATTGCCACGGTTCTCTTTGACTCCGTGACCGGAATCGGTGTGATTACTTTTTCTCTTGTCGATGCCGATGTGGGAGCGGTAGCCGATACGGGAATGGGCTATGTGCCCATGCCTGAAATTGGAGAGGCTTGCGCTAACGGCGCGAGCGTAGCCTTTGCTATTCAGGACATTGCCGGCCATAACGATAACGGTCTCACCGTCCAGTGGAGTACTTCCTACCCGTCTTCTCCGGCAATTATGACTGCCATCCTGCAAGGCGCTGACTTCGACGCGGACGATCAGTACATAGAAATCGATCGAAGCACTAGCCTACCGTCGGATAGCCGTTCCAGCACGCAGACCCGATTCCGGTTTCTTCGCGTGTTGTGGCAAGACTTGGCGGGTGGAACGAATCCTACAGGTATTGTGCGAATCAACATTTGAGGCTGACGATGAAAAAGACTTTTCTCATATTGTTGTTCTTGCTTGGTGCGCTTCCCGCATTCGGCCAATACCGTCAACCGATCGCTACACACACCAATGTTGACGGAAAGATTGATTACATAGACTTCCGCGTGTCCGATCTTCTAAAGCCGGAAGCATCTCCACCGTCTCCGGCCGTTTCCATCCAGAAAGCGGGAATTTTCGATTTTCAATGTACCGCTACGCCTACTAATCCTCCGACCGGCAATGATCGCTTTTACTGCGACTCTGGAACGGGGAATATGGCTTGCCTGACTTCAAGTGGAGCGAATTGTCTGCCTGGTGGCGGTGGCGGTGGCGGCTCTGGAACGGTAACCAGTGTCGGCCTTGCTGCTCCTGGCGGAATGGTGGTTTCAGGCTCTCCGGTGATTGGCGCTGGAACGCTTACTTGGGGTATGCCGGCGGGATGGAGTCTGGGCGACTTGCTGGTTGGGAATGGAGCTAATTCAGTCGCGCGCCTTGCTGCTCCGACGACTCCCGACGGTGTTCCGGAAACGCTAATTTCTACTCCTTCGGGCGGCGCTGTGGCGCCGGCCTACGCTCTAACCGGATTGGCTGGCCGGGTAGTTTCTGGAACGACCGACACGATTCTGGCAACTGACCGTTCACCAAAGACAGTTGAGTACACAAGCAATGCTGCGGTAGCGGTTACTGTGCCCGACCCTGGGAGTACTGGTTTCGGAACGAATCCGGCTTTCGTGACGATCGCAGAAGGCTCTGGAGTAGTAACCTTCACTCCACAAACGAGCGCGGTGATTACTTGGTGCAATGGCGCGGTATGCTTCCTGGGCCAAACATCTCTAACCCTGTTGACCGGGCAAATAGGCAACTGGTCTTCTCCTGATGGCGGGAATTGGCTGGTGCGCGTAACTTCGACCGGCGCTGGTGGTGGCTCGCCAATCTTCAATAATCAGTGTCTTTCTGGCTGCGGAGTGGTTTGGACCGGCCTTCTCAATTTCACGGTATCCGCTTCAACGTACAACATCGCAAGTTCTCTGTATTCGTCTCCGCAAACGAATCTGACTCTATCCGCGGCTGACCCTTCTAACCCGCGCATTGACGTGATCGCGGTGAACGCTTCTGGCGCGGCGGTAGTGATTACCGGAACGCCGGCTGGCAGTCCTTCGGCTCCTACCGTTGATCCTCAAAGTCAGTTGGCTCTTACTTTTGTGACCGTTCCTGCTGGTTCGACGACTCCAACGCTTTCGAGCATCACCGTGTATGACGAAAACCTGACTCCGCCAACGGAGTGGACTTGCACGCCGACCGCAAATTTCAACTGCAACTCGACAAACAACCCTTTCCACTTGACGAAGGATATTGAGGCAACCACGGCGGCCGCCGGGAACAATGTGGCGCTAGTAAACAGCGGAACCGTGAACCTGGCGACGTACAGCACTCTCACTTTCAACATCCGCAACAAGGCAAACTGGCCTAGTCAAAAGTCTCTTTCAATTTGTTTCCTAAACAGCGCAACGATAGTCGGAACATGCGTAGGATTTAAGAATGGGGTTTTTGGATTCAACCAAACCAATATCACCGGCTATCAACAAATTGTGATTCCGCTTTCTACTTTTGGGCTTGGCTCGACCGTTGTCGATCGGTTGCGCTTTCAGGTTACCGGCGGCGGCGGTGCAATCGGATTTTATCTCGACTGGATACAGTTGCAAAACACACCGACCGGCGGCGGCGGCAATTCCAACACTTTCCAGTTGCAGGTAAACAGCGTCAACACGGCTCTTACTGCGAACCTGAAAGACAATGCCAGTGTAACTTTCACGCGCACTCCGACCGCGGCCGGCATAGATGACATTACCGCTACGGCAGTTGGCGCTCCTCCCTCTGGCGCGGCCGGTGGAGCATTATCCGGAACCTACCCTAATCCCGCGTTGGCCAACGGAACGTCCTGCACCAATCAAGTGGTTACCGCAATCAATCAGACTACGGCGGCGGGAACCTGTTCTAGCGTAACGAACGCGATGTTAAGCAATTCTTCGACGACCGTTGGTGGCGTGGCTTGCACACTCGGTTCTTCCTGCTCGCCGCACGTCAATCATGGGCTCTCATTCTCGATCGGTGACCCTTCCGGCTCGGCTCTTACAGCCGGCAGCACGACTACTGATTACTTGACGATTCCGTTTGCTTGCACCATCAATGCCTATAACCTGCTAATCGATGGCGGCACGATCACCGTCAAATTCTGGAAAATCGCGACCGGAACGGCAATTCCTACAAGCTCTAACTCGATCAATACCAGCGGGGTGGGTATTTCGACCGGCACGGCGATTCATTCCACGACACTTTCTGACTTCACAACGACGACTGTCACAGCCAACGACATTATGGCCATGAGCGTAACGGTGACCGCGACGGCAAAATTCGTGAATGGAGTGTTGAGTTGCCAAGAATAATCTTGCTCTTTTTGGCCTTGCTCTCTCCCTGTGCGGCGCTCGCGCAGATGCCTTATTTGCAGATTGTGCAATCGCAACAGGTTTCAGCGAATGCGGCCAGTGTTGCATGTCCGGCATTTCTGCGAACTACTACCGTTGGAAACTATTTGGTGATTAGTAGCGCGTGGTTTGGCACAAACAATTTGCCTTCGGTAAGCGACACGGCGGGACACACATTCACCAATAAATACACGGATGTTGTGAATGCCAGCACGGTCAAATTGGGTCTTTCCACGACCACCATAACCTCTGCTTCCGCTGATGCGGTAACCGTAGCTGTGACTAGCGGCTCTTTTATGTCGGTCGTCTGCATGGAAGTCTTGCCCAATTTTTCCCTTACGTTGGATGGGACTCAACCTGCGGCCAATGCTTTTTCGGGTACGCCCTCCACCGCTACAAGCGCCTCCATCACCACCACTTTCAATAATGATTTTGCTTTCTGTATCGCCAGCGGCTTCAACAGTGCCGGACTGTTCTGGGAATCGTCTCCGTATAAATTGGCCGGGGAAGCGAATGGCGCAGATTCGGGAGCTATGTCGTTTGCGTGGACTGGAACGGTAGGTGCTAAGACTTGTACGTTTAATCAAAAAAATAATTCATCTGGCGCTATAGCGATTGTGGCCTTTCAACCGCTTACAGGTTCCACGATCACCATTCAGAGCCCCACGGCGCTCCCCGATGCGGCTACTTCGGTGGCCTATCAATATACGGAATTGTCAACAGGCGGCACGGCCGCGCTCACATGGTCGATTAGCGTAGGAGCGTTGCCTACCGGACTATCCATAAATTCGAGCACTGGCGCAATCACCGGAACGCCCACGGTCAGCAACAATTACAGTTTTACAATCCAGGCGACGGATGGAACGCACACGTCCACCAAAGCCAGCACAATGGCGGTAACTACGGGTTTCAACACGCCTACCGTGGTCCAGTCGAAGAGTGATGGAAGCAATTCCAATTCCACTACGCTTACATTTACTTCCAACGTCACTGCCGGGGACACAATCGTGGTTATTGGCGGGAAAGGCACCACTCACACTCTCGGCCAATACTGTACCGATAGCGTAGCTACTCCATTTCAACTTTTAGAGAGTGCCGATGGCCCTGCCGATCACCTTGCCTCGGAGATGATTACGCAGCAGTATTTCGTAGGCGTGGTTCCTTCCAGTGGAGCGGATACGGTAACTTGTTCGAGCCTTGGTGGTGTCTCAGCTATCTATGAAGTTTCAAACGTTCAACTATTTGGCAGTGAAAACGTTTCAGTGCAAGCGCGAAGCAATTCCGGTTCGCCAATCACTTCTACTTCTCTAACCACGATTGTTCCCAATGAGATTTTATTCACTTCCGCTTCGTTCTGGACTACCACCACTTCGGCCACACTCAGCGCTCCGTTCACTGGCGTAAACGCGACTTTTAACAATCCATCTGGCTACGATGCGGTGACCACGGTCACTGGATACACTTCCAGTTTCACTTTCAGCGGGAACACGGATACGGGATGGATGATTCCATTAGTGGGGATTCGACCTGGCAGTAATGGCATTGTAACGCCTCCAAGTACCGGCAGGCATAAAGGACAAATCCTGTGAAGATGCTCTCTCGATGGATTCTCCTTACCGGCGTCCTGCTCGGCGCCGTGCTCACTTTCATGCTTCTCTGGAAGCACCAACAGCCAAAGCATCCGGTTGCTAGAACCATAGCGAAGGGTAAATTCATAGCGAAGTTGGGTTCTGGCTGGTTTGTGCGCTCGTCAACAGCTTGTCCTACAAATGGAAATGGTACTTCTTCCAGTTGCGCGGCTTCTCCTGGCGGGGCGGGAGCCTGGTCGGGATTCGCCAATATCGGTTGGGGTTCGATTCATGCCGGCGACACATTGTCAATGCAAGCCGGAGACACCTACGCGGAGCAGTTGACGATCGGCGCATCCGGAACCAGCGGAAGCCCTGTCACCATCACGGTAAATGGCGTCGGGACGGCCATTATAGACGGCGGCAACGCTCGTACTGGATTTAGTTTCAAC